TTACGCGTACCATTTTTCTAATTTTTCAAATTCTTCGACCAATTCACTTTGCCCAAGAGTTTTCAGTACTTCACACAAGATTTTATCAGCTTCAATATGTGTTCCCTCAACATCTCGATTGCTTGCAAGATCACGAATACGATTGATATAGTCTTCAATATTTGGATCTGGCATATAAGTTTTTTCAAAAATATCAGGCTTACACGGATAAAATTCGCCATTTACCCCACAGATAACCCAATCATTTTCGGAAATTTCCATTACACCCTCTAATGTTTTAATTTCCCCTCCGATAACCTTTCCGCCATATTGCGACCAATACGAAACATTTTTACTTCTAAAAATGTACGGAACCCCTTTAGTGTAATTCTCTTTTGTGAATTGCCACGCTTGAATTGTGACAGGTTTCTTTGTGTAGTTCATACATACTCCTTAAAATAACAAACCGCACCAAAGTGCGGTCGATTTACTTAAATTTGCGCCAAACGAGCATCCAAAATTGCAAGATATTGTGACATCACTTTTTCTTGCTGCTTGAGAACGTTATGCTCGCATATTGTGATTATTTCTTTGCTATTGAGAAACTCTTTAAGTGCATCAATACGTTCAGCCAATTCCGAGCGTTCACGATGTAAGCGATACACCCAATCACCGCCAATTTTCTGTTTCAGTTCAAAACCGAATAATTGCCACAATTTATCGAACGCATTTTCATACGCAATTTTGTTTCCGATTTCTACATCAAAGTTATTTGGATCTACGCAAGCACTTTCGCCGGTAACAGTAAAGCCTGATTTTAATGTAATGACCGCGATTGTGATTGTTGTGCCGGTAAGTTGATGATATTCAACATTGGCAATTTGTGATTTAATAAATTCTTCGGTAATACTATTCATGTTTCCTCCGTGATTTAGATAGTAAAAAACCGCCCATAAGAGCGGTTATAATGATTTATTTTAGTTAGCCCACTTCATCTAACTTATCCCCCTCTTTTGTAAATAGGGGCTAGGGGCTAGGGGAGATTTAATGGGCTGTAAATGGGTTTTAGTCATCAAAATAAATTTCATCAACGTCCGGCTCCAATCGATACCATGGGCTCACACGGAAAATTGAGTACCGTTCACTCCCTTGTTCTCTGATGGCGAGAAAAACATATTCATCCTCTTCATAACACTCCCAATCGCTATGATTACGTATAAATAACTCTTCAGCGACACTTGACTCTAAATAAAATGGTCGTTTTTTTCGGTCAAATTCTAACCACACTCTATCTTTAATGATTTTCTCTACTTCTTCTTTTTCTGGATCTTCGTCATCTAGATCATTAATAAGTAACCATTCGTATTCGATATTCATAATTTATTCCTCCGGTGGTTGTGGTAGTGGTTGCCAGTGTGATACTTCAATTTCTATGTCTATCATTCCTAATTCGTCCAATTGCCAATAGGGGATTAATCCACCTTCTTCATCTACCTTTTCGTCTAATAAATACCATCCAAAACCGATAAACCAATACACGTCATCCTCGGTATAATAAATTAAGTGTCTATTGCTTAAATTGCGTAATTCTTCACTTGTATCAAATGGTTCAGGCAACCGCTCAGAACACTTAATCCATCCATTGTTGTTTTTACTCATTCTTCGCCTCTAATCCGTTTAACAGTGATCGAGTATTTTTTGACAAAACGTCCATCTGCAGTTTCCTCAGATAAGATTATTGGTTCTCCAAATTCCATTGCGTGCTGTGCAACTGCAAACAGAATTTCCATTGTTGCATCTTGTTTTGTTGTCCACGTATCTCCTTTTTTATTAACATAACCAACAAAAATTTGGTTTGTTATTGGACTTACCCCGACTCTTATTTGTTTTGCTGTCATTTTCTTTCTCCTAAATAGTTTGTTAATCGCTCCCTAATCCACTTAATCACAGGCACAGCCATTGAATTGCCGATTGCTTTATAGCGCGGACTATCAGGGCAATCTTCTATTGATTTATTGCGGTAAGGGATTTTTGTCCAGTTGTCTGGGAAGCCTTGCAGACGTTCACATTCAACAGGGGTAAGTTTGCGGATAATGGATTGTCTATTGATGCGCGGAATATTATTGCCGCCTGTTCCCATTTTGGCGGCTAAGGTTGGTGTGATTTCATCATAAATTCGCACAGTATTGCGTCGTTCTGATATATCAAACAAAACATTTTCCTGTCCATTATTGCGCCCTAGGCAGTGGGCTGTTGAGGTGGAAATAATCGGGTCTTGAGTGCCGTGAACAACAAAGGTTTCACTCCCTCCGCCAAGCGATCCGCCACTTTGTCTTAATGTACCGCTTATGGTATTTTCGCTGAATGCGCCAAAGCTGCTTTCAGTGTAGGCGGTAAAAACTTGTTGCGTTTTTCCGCACGATTGAGAATGCCCTTGCAGGCTTTTGCGCTCAAAAAGTATTTGGGCGACACTTCTTTCTCTAGCACTTGCCACAAGGAACACGCGCTTGCGTCGTTGGGCGAGTCCGAAGTATTGAGCATTGAGTGTTCGCCACGCGACAGTTCGAGCTGAATGCAATAAACCTGCGTTTGTCCATTTTCGCCCTGTTGGCTGCAATGGCTGACGTTCTTGAACCAGTCCAGCCAAAAAGTGTCCGAATGCGTTGTCCTTGGTGGATAGTACACCTGGAACGTTTTCCCACAGCAAAATGCATGGCTGTTTATCGTCTTGGTATCTAACATAGTCAATAGCCTCTAATATGTGTATCAACATTAAAGTGAGATTTCCTCGTTCGTCATCTAGCGAGTTTCGCAGTCCAGCTATCGAAAATGCTTGACAAGGTGTACCACCAACAAGCACATCAGGCGCAGGAATTTCACGGTTTAAGATTTTTTCGGGTAAGGTGGTCATATCACCAAGATTTGGGATGTTGGGATAATGATAAGCAAGCACGGCGCAAGGAAAAGGCTCAATTTCGCTAAACCACAGCGGTTTACTTAAGCCTTTCCATGCCACGCTTACCGCTTCAATCCCTGAACAGATTGAACCGTAGGTAAACATAGTGCGGTTATTTTTTCCTCTGTTTTGGATTAATCACAGGCAACACAGGCACAATCGGTTTTGCTGTTGTAGATGTTGTTGATGTGCTGCTGCGGTTTTCATTTATCCAGTCAGCTAATTCACTCCAAGCGGTTAAGTCATCTTTAAAATAATCACTTTTGAGCAAATAGCCATTATCATTTACATAAGATTTAACATTGTGCTCAATGCATTCTCTCGTGTAACTATTTAACACCAGCCAATATTCTTTGACATCTTTGACGCATATTAAAACCGATTTCCCATTTTTGTTGAGTGTTTCACGGACATAGCAGAGCATTAATGTTTGGAATTTATGTAAAGGGATTTTGATGTTAATTTCATTCATTTTCTCCCTCCTTTTTTCTTATGATGTTTAAAGTGCGGTCGATTTTCTCGGAGTTTTAAATTGTCCTGTCGGATTTGTTCTACTTTAATTCTTAGGCGGTCATTATCGCTTTCAAGCTCTTTAATGCGTCTTGATTTGGCAAGATTTTCATTGCCTAATTTTTCAAAATGATATTTATTATTTTCGATTTCCTCTTGGAGGATTATTTTAGCGAGGGATTTTAGTAGATTCATAGTCTCTCCTTGATTCCGCCAAATTCTTTTATTAGGCTATCCACTGTTTTGCCAAGCACGTTTACCATTAAAACAAAGTCTGCATTAAAACGAGCTGTTACGTCTTCTTTTACAATGTCATCGTTCTTCTCGATGATATTGTCGTCAAACTTCAGTCGTTTCAGCGTGCCATCTTCAACCAAGATAAATTTAAGGTTGTTTTCCCACTCAAGCGCGAGTTTAGAGATCAAGCCATTTTGAACAAGCTCAATAATTTCCTCGTCTTCAACATCTTTTTGCTTGCAGTGAATAACGCCAAGATCTTCTTTTTCGCGGATTTCCACTTCCTTACGCAAGATTAGCCAATCAGGTGCAGTATCTGTAACCCATCTTGTCATTACTTCACACGGCGCACAGTTAAACGCCAACGGTACTACTGGCAAGCTGCCAAGCGATTTACGCAAAAGTGCAAGTGCATCTTCGGCTGTTTTACTTGATGCTGTATCAACAAAGATAAGTTGTTTCAATGTGTCGATATAAAGTGCGGTCATTTTGATACGAGAAAACGCTTGCGGAAGTAGGGTAGCTATCACATCATCTTTTAAAGATGATCGTTCTACTTTCTTTAATTTTCGCTGTTCTTTTTCTTCAAGTGCAGTGATTCGTTTATTGAGTTCACGATTCACAACTTCCATAGGCAAAATCTTCTCTTCTCGTTTAGCTACAAGTAAGATTTTTCCGTTCGCTTGATGTGCTAAATTTTCGCTGGTGACGAGCGGAGCAGACCAACCAAAATGGCTAACATCTGCTGAACCACACGGAGTAAATTCACATTCTTTGAGTTGTTTTTCGATATTCTCAAAGTCTATTTGTTTTGTTAATTGGTAAATAATTGCATTTCTGAACCAGTACATTTTTATTATTCCTCATAAATAAAAGCCGCTAATTAATAGCGGCAGATTTTAAGCATCATCTTCGTAGTAGTTTTCTTCAACCACGAATCTATCACTACCATAGATAGGTTCTCTATATGGTTTTTTAGTCGTCTTTAACCTCAACAAACTTACCTATCTCATCTAGTGTGTACCAAGTATCAGCTTTGATGTTATTTTCACCGACTTTTGATGCTTTGATATGGATTAGCTCGCCCTCATGATTGCGATACACGCAGACAATTGCACCATCGATACTCGCCTTAGCTTTAGATTGCCAACCAAGCGCAACAGCTATAGATTGCTTGCCAGATACTTCCGCTGCCGACTGATTGCCTGTATTGGTTGCTACCGACCTATTGCCTGTATTAGTCGCTGCCGACCTATTGCCAGTATTAGTTGCTACCGACCGATCGCCTGTATTAGTCACTGCCGACCAATAGCCTGTATTAGTCGCTACCGACCGATAGCCTGTATTAGTCACTGCCGACCAATAGCCTGTATTAGTCGCTACCGACCGATAGCCTGTATTAGTCGCTACCGACCAATCGCCTGTATTAGTCGCTGCCGACTGATCGCCTGTATTAGTCGCTACCGACCGATCGCCTGTATTAGTCGCTACCGACCGATCGCCTGTATTAGTCGCTACCGACCGATAGCCTGTATTAGTCGCTACCGACCGATAGCCTGTATTAGTCGCTGCCGACCAATAGCCTGTATTGGACACCTTGGCAGCATCCCAATCAACTTTACCTTTTATCCATTCAACGGCTTTTTTTATCATTTCCGGTAAGTTAATTTCGGTTTCGATCGTGATTTTTGCAGATGCAATTTTTGTATCATCACTATCTTTTGATGTTTCGCCGCTCATTTTAACTACAGCAAATTTACTTACCGCTGGACTGTAATAGCTAAGCACATCAAGCGGGTATTCGCAGGCGTGGAATCCACTCTCACAAGCCTCAACATTACCTTTATGCTCATACGTTTTGCCTACCTCATACTGATAACCTCGACAAGTCCAGTCTTGCTTAAACCCTTTATAAGCTATAATTTCTTTGTTTTCTTCAGTCATTTTTTTGTCTCTCAAATTTAGATAATAAAAAAGCCACTATTGGTTAGTGGCTTATCATGTAACTCAAAACGGAATATCATCATTAAACCCATCTTGTTCAGCTGCTGCGCTTAATGGGTCGGGTTTTTCTTTGTCTTTGGTTGGCTGTTGTGTTTCATTGTTTGCCTTGCTGTCTAGCATTTCAAAGGATTGTGTCGCTACTTTAAGTGCGGTGCGGTTATTGCCGTTTTGGTCTAGCCAGCTTTCCTGTACCAGTTTCCCTGTTACACAGATTTTTGAGCCTTTTTGTAGATATTGTCTTGCTACATCAGCAGAATTGCCATGCACCACAATAGGTATCCAATGCGTACGTTTAACTGTATTGCCTTGTTTATCTCGGTAATCATCGCCTATAGCAAGATTAAATGTGGCAATTTGTCCGCCATTTTGGAATTGGCGGATTTCTGGGTCACTGCCTAAATGACCGACTAATATAACGGTATTGGTGTTACGGGCCATAGTTTTTCCTTACATTAAATTAAGTAAATAATCGTTATACATTAGATTATATTCATCAACGAGATCGGGGTGTTTTTCCTCTAACCAAACGATAGACTTATCGTAAATTTCACCGCATTCCTTTTTGGTTTTCCCTTTCAGCCTATCTTTAAGTTGCTCTATAACCGATTTGCTAGTTACATTAGCTTGAGTAGAGCTCATAGCCTGCTGGGTCGATTTGTTGGAGTTGTTTGGCCGCTCGGACTTTGGGGACGATGACTGCTCACGCTTTCCCACGCTTGCCGCATCATCATCTTCTTGCGCCATAAATAACATTGCAGTTAAGGCGTAACGACGTGCATAGGTAATGGCTGCACCAACTTGTTGCGCATCGTTAGCTTGCTTAACTCCAGCCTTAACCAATGGATAACAGCTCCGTAAAAACTGCCCACTTTTATGAAAGAGCGTTGTCACTAGTGTTGGCTCGTCATTTAGGACAGTAACAAGTTGCGTAATAACTAAATTATGCTCCGCAAGGATTGGGCGACAGGTATCAAGCACTTTGCTTAGTTCTGCGTATTTATAACCATAACCTTGTTTATCTTTGCTTAGATTCCCAAGCTGACTAATCGCTTGAATAAGTTCAGGCATAAGCTCACTTAAATTTGCACTTTGTAGCTCCATTTCTCTTTCCTTATCTAATCGTCAGAACTTGACTATCAACCAATTTTGCACCAGGAATTTCTTCCCCTGCTTTTAATCGTGCTTTAATTTCAGTTTTATTCGCTGTGATTTTCACATTAACAAGGGTTTCATCGCAGTTGTTGGCGAGGAATAAATCTTCATCTAATTGCACCGCACTTTGCTTGCTTTCACGGTAAGAAATGGTAAACAAGGGGCAATTAATTTTTGCTGTGCCTGTTGCTTCCATATTGTGTTTGAGATAGTTTTTAATCTGCTCAATACCGTTTTGACGTTGCTTTTTCATTGCCTGCAAGCGTTTAATTTCAGCATCAATCACTTCAATGTCGCCCTCTGTATTTTTAATGACATAGACGACATTTTCCGCTTTTTTGTCAAAATCTTGCTGCACTGCATCTAATGCTTTGGCAATATCAGCGTTATCTGCAAATTCAGGATTTTCGAGCAATTCTTTGATGTTTTCGAGTTGTTCGGTGATTTCGTAAAGTTTCATTGTAGCTCCTTAGAATGGTAGTGGGTTGTGCTGGATATATTCAATTTCAGCTTGTAATTCTTCTGGCGTAATTCGTTCTTGCCATAACCAATTTCGAATAGCATTTAGCAATTCTGCCTTGCTTTCTAGGCGTTCACGCGGTGTTTCTTCCATTTTTAAGCTCTCCCATAACAATTGTATTGCCAATATTCACAATCAGCATCTTCAGGTTCACGCCAATCTTCTTCTGGTTCATAATCTTCTTCAAGGGTTTGCTCAAATTGACTGTAATAGTCATCTGGCGTATCACACATTTCTGGAGGCAGGTGTCTTTTCATTTATTTCCCCCATTGATTTCAATCTAAAGTGATGTCTTTCGTAAAAATCAATACGATGTTGGCAATACTCGATATTCTTTTGTACTGCGGTATGGCGTTTAGCGTCAGCCCAATTCTTTGCAGCCTCAAGGTAATGACCTTTCTTTTCTGCTTTTACTGCCGATTCTGCGTAGGTTTTGTAAGTCAGTCTCATTATTTACTCCAAGTGCGGTTAATTTCGGCTTGCTTTTGTGCGGTGTAAGCCTGCAGTTCTTTTTCTGCTGCCAGTGTAAGATTAGGCGGTAAACATACACCGTTTTCATATATGCCACCTTTCAGCTCACACTGTGTTTCAGCTTGGATTTGTTGGCTTAATTCGTTGTCGTGCCAATCGGTGGGGTGGGCATTGGCGTGTAGGCTAATCCCACCTACAATCAGGGTAATAATCAAGGCGGCGAGAAAATAGCAGATTATGTTTAGCCATTTTTCACTGCCTTTCATAAACGCGGTGAAGCTGTTTTTTTCTTGGAAGAATGCGGATTTTGAGCGTTTCATTTTGGGTTTCCTTGAATTTTGGGTAAAAAAATACCGCACTGAGTGCGGCGTTAGATTTTGAAAAATTCCATTTTCTTTGGGTTAAAATGGCGTATGCGTTTTAGTATGCGCCAATTTGTCATTTGATCAAATTTAAAACCACTTGTAATTCGTTCAATGATTTTATGCATATCACGAATTGTGGGGCGATATTCATAGGCTTGGTCATAAATTGACGGCGCATAACTTGAGCCTATTTTTTCCATTGCCGGATAGAGTGCTTGGAAGGTTTCCATATTACGCATAAGCACAAACCACGCCCACGCCATTGTTTGCAATTCGTGTTCGGTAAATTCAAACGTAAATGTTGTCGGTTCCTGCGTGGCAATATTGGGGGATTGATTTTCTTCCATATCTTTCTCTTTTTTACGTTGATTTATGCCTTCTTTGAGTTTTACAAAGGCGGAAAAGGTGGGTTTAATTTCATCATTGAGTTGGTGATACTGTAATTTCTTTCGCCAAGCCATTTCAACGCGTGAAATTAATTCGAGATTTTCAAGGGTGCAATTTCTTGAATTGCCGTCTTTGTAATCAATAATATGTCCACGCGGAATTTTTCTACCGGCTTTGCGCCAGAGATAATGCGATTTCCGTTCATAACGTTTAATGCTTGCTTTTATTAACCAACATTTTGCATTTTTACAATATCGCTCAAAGCCAATCGGTTTTAAATTTTCACCTTTCTCAAATCGACCGCTTCGTCCGGTTAGCCATTGTCTCTTCACGCGCAAAACCTTTAACGCGTGTGGATTAAATGGTTTATTGAAATAAACTTCCATTTTTTGAGCCAAGATTCTTTCATTTAACGTGCAATTCGCTTTAATGAACGCAAGTTCTTCTTTGCTGTAACGATTAGCATGCTTAAGGCTTGGAATATTGTGTTTCTTTTTTAATTTATAGAAAACATTACGATTTATTAATAAAGCAAACTGTTGCTGAAACAATTTAATTAGATCAGATGGCTTTTTATCCCAATGTAAGCGAATAAACGCAATATGTTCATCGGTGAATTTAAATCGTTCCGCATTAGAGGTCATCGCCTTGCGCCTTAGATATTCTTAGAAAATCAGGGGATTCTCTTTCAATTTGACGATTTTCAAACAATGTCATTGCTTTAAGCGAAATCGCATTGCTTGCGATAATATTTGCCGCAATGCCTGATACGGCATTGGCACGTTTAATTTCTCGATTAAGTTCTTCATCGGTTAAGTCTTCATCAAGCAGTTTTTCTAACTGGGAAAATAAATGATTGTTTAAGTCTGTGATTTTATTTTTCATTTTAAATACCCTTAAAAGAACCGCCCTTTCGAGCGGTAAGTGGAGTAGTGCAATCAGTCTTTGCTGATTTTGTCTAGAATAGGGTGCCTTTCTTTATACTTGTAAGGCTTAAGCCCTTATTGTCTCTCACAACACTAAGGAATATACTTTAATCTCTCACAACACACTAAGGATTAAGTTATGGCAAACCTCATTATTACTTATGATTTAAGAAATCAACGCGACTACAAAACATTAATTGATGCAATTAAATCCTACGGAACTTATGCGAAGCTATTTGAATCGGTCTGGTATATTCGTTCAAGAACACATACGGCAGAGCAATGTCGGGATTATTTGCTTCAATTTATAGATAATGATGATCGTCTTGGCGTGTTTGATTGCTCAAATAATGACTTTGCAACTATGAGAGCGTTAAATAAAATTAGTGACCTATGGTCTAACTAACATGTAAACTTCACCAGTTTTATTATCAATTAGCTCTTCTTTTGTTTGGGCGTCACTAAATCGATTTATATAAGAAATTGCTTGGCATGCTCGCTCCTCTAAGCCAGGATGATAAGCACCGTTTTCAATCGCTTTCAAAATACAAGCGCAAATATGTTCTTTTTGAATTTCAGTTATGGTGTTGCTGGTAACACTGCCAGCCTCTGAATAGCGTTTTTCTTCCATTTTTAACCTCGTTTGTTTTATTGTTACCATTTCAAAACACACTTCATCTATCATTCGCAACGGTTTCACGTGCCGTTGTGTCTCTGTACTAGCAAATGTGTTTTGAAATGTGATATTGCGTTTAGCTTTTCCCACCGACTGGCTTCGTTTCTCATTACCGCAATATCTCACACTCATTGGTGCAGGGCTTTTAATCTGCAACTGGCGATTTTCACAAATGGCATTTCACGAGTGTGTTTTTATCCAAATTGTCTAAAATTGTGATGATTATCACTTACTTAAGTGAATTTTTTGGCTATACTAACAATTAACCTTGCAAGCCATGATTTTTCCTTAACCGGAATATAAATAGAATGATGGATTACGCCATCTACGGTTGCTTGGGACATTGCTTTGACTTTTTCTTTTGCTTCTTCAAAGGAGTGTGCATAAATTTCTGCAGCCCATTTGGAACCTTTAAAGTTATAAGAAATCGCATAGCGTTTCATTTCATCTTGCATAAGGAATTACCTATATGTATTTTCAAATATTTAAAGGTGTAAATAATCAGTGGTATTGGCGACTAAAAGCCGCTAATCACGAAATCATTGCCGTTAGTGAAGGTTATACAACCAAACAGAACTGCATAAATTGCATTCATCTTGTTATGGACACTAATCGCAATACACCAATTTATGAATCTTAGTAACCTAGCCCTGTTTATCGGGGCTTTTTTTTCATCACAATTTTTAAAGAGCGTTGAGATATTGGTTATGTGTATCTCGTTTTGATGTGGTTATTATGTACTTATGGTTCATTATAGTCAAGAACAAAAAGTACATGTTTTTAATAAAATGTACTTTTTGTTTATATTAGGTTGATTTCTAAAGAAATAAATTTTTTGAAATAGTGTTTGATTGCTTATTTTTTAATCGATTGAAAAGCAAAGTTTGTGTTTTGTGGTGTGTTTTTAAGATTTTTGCGATGCTGATCGCAAATTTTGGTAGCGATAGTTGGTTTAAATTGAGGTTGGTTTATTATGCCACTGCCGATAAGGAGGGCAATTATGAAAAAAGAGTTTAAAAAATGGCTAATCTCTCTGAATTGCGAAGGGATTAATAGCTTAGGGATTAATGAGATAGTGTCGCGCGTAGATGAAGAGTTGAGGATTGTGCGCGCTAATGAGCAGGAGAGGATTGTGCTGGAGGAGTTGATTGCAGCGTTTAATAAGTAATAAATAAACCGCCAGTTAGGCGGTTTATTGTGATTGATATGTCTCCGACATTGATGTCGGTAACATCGAATCAAGTAGCGTCAGTGCGTGGTTTAACGGTTAAATGGCTTTAGCGAAATTAATAATTTGTTTATCTTCATCCCAGCTAATGTGTTGTAATTTGAAGTGATCAAATGTTCGCTTAATTGTGTCGAGAATATTAGCTTTATGCGCTGTGTTTGGTGTATCAAGAGCAAATAAAATATTCTCTCTTTTAATAAATCCTTCTTGCTCTGCGCGATTAATTTTCGCTACCCAGCTGTCACAATGTTCAATCATGCTCGGGCTTTCAACCTGATCGAATGCAAGAGGTTTTACCGCTTTTAAAATATGTTTATCTTGTTGGTTTTTCAATGCCAAAGGAAGGGCAAATTTAGCAAAATCACCATTCACCATATATTGTTTGTATTGTGCAAGAACACTGTCGTTTTCTTGTCTAAACAAGGTTTTGTAATGTTTCAAAATCGCTTGTTCTTGGTTTTCTGGTTTTACTCCAGCATTTTGGATGAATTGCGTATATAGCTTGTTAAAATAACCTTGCGGATCATCCACCATTCCTACCGCTGCATTGCTATATTGAACAATACCTTCTTTCACATCAATGTAATGGTGAAAGAAGGTTGCCATATCCTGCGCACTTCCGTTAAATGGCTGACTAACGATATATTGTAATTCATCATTAATAGTCTCGCGGACAGTTTCAAACATTTTGCTTTTATAGAAAAAATCATTCACACGCTTGTTATTTTTAGGTACAAGTTGATAAGTGAGTTTTTTCTTTTCAGGCTCGCACATCAATAAGCCAACATTGACGAATTCGCCTGTTTCAAAATACGGACGATACCGCACGAAGCTGTATAAAATAGGTTGTTTCATTCTATGTTGTCCCAGTAATTTTCTTGTGTTATTCGGTTTAAAAGTGCTTTTATTCGGTTAATTTGTTGATCAATTTTATGAAATACCTCATCTTCCACAAACCAATCATCAGGAATGGATTGATAAATATCGTCAAAATTTTTGAGTATGTCAACGGCTTTGTCCATAAAAGTTTGTTTATCTACCCAGTCAAGTCGCCACTCTCTGTTCTTTTGTGAAAAGATATGTTCAGAAAAATCAGCTCTTTCGTCAAAGGCAAGATTATGATCTATCACTAAAATTTTTTGCTGTTGTTCGTCAAACAGCAGATTAATATTTCCTGTGCCGACTTGTGATGAGGTTCTGTCTGAATTTAAAATCCAACGATCAAACATGTAGAGCAATTTTTGTTCCGGCTCCGATAAAAATGCAGGATTTTTGACTTGAACGGTTTTGGCAATTTTGGCATTTACCACAAATGATGATGCGAACGCTATTCCGTTAGGCAAGTCTTGCCGCCACTCTGAGGAAACGTATTGGGTTGATTCGTGACTTACTTCAACAAAATCAATACTTGGACAGGGGAGCCCTATTTCATGAGCCAGTTTTGAGCCTATGACTTCCGCTAATAACTGACCGATTGGCATCATAGACAATGTTTTTACGATAAACCAATTCCCTTTATCTGTTTGACAGATAAAGGGTCGGGTTACCCCCATTTCCATTCTTTCTCTAATAACTATGATTTTATCCATTCTCTTATCCAATAACACTTCCTCTGCCTTCACAATCCAAACCTATCTTGCAGCTCTGTGTTATAACGTTTCTACACGTTCCCTTGCCACACCAATAATGCGGATTTCTTGGTCGAGTGAGCTTAATGTTGGGAACATTGGATTAAGCGGAACAAGCTCAAAGTGCGGTATGCCTTCTGGTGTTCTTATACCAAGTTCTTTGTATTGTTTAAATGTCGCCTCGTTGTCTCCATTGATTGCCGCCACAAATTTTCCTGGCGTTGGCACAATATCAGGATCGATTAAAACCAGATCGCCCTCGTTGAATCGGGGGAGCATAGATTTCCCTTCAATTCGTAAATAAAAAGAGTTTTCAGAGGCTATGACTGTGCTTGGGATCATCTCGTAACCGTCAAACCCTTCAAGCGATTTAATATCTGTCCATAGTCCTGCTTGGATTGGGCTTAGCAAAGGGTAGGATATTTGCTTTTCGATTTTCTCAATAGAGGCATTCTTATCGCCATAAGTCAGCCATTCTTTTGTTACACCCAAAAAATCAGCTAATACATAAATATTTGCTTGAGTTGGCAATGTCTCCGCATTGAACCATTTACTCACGGCTTTTGGCGTAATTTTCAGTATATCTGCAATAACTTTTCCCCTGCCTTTTTCTGGCAAGTTCTTTCTTTTGCACGCAATGTCTAGCCGTGCAGCAAAGTCCTGTTTAATTTTTTCTTCAGTAATCATTTTTTCACCTTTGAACTAACGGTTCAATTATAAATAAAACTTGAAGTACTTTCAGTTCTGATTTAAGATGTACTTAAAGTTCATTTAAAGAGATTATATATGGGAAATTTAAAACATATTATTGACTCTTTGGGTGCAGCTAAAGTGGCAGATTTATGTGGGCTTTCTGTTCGAGCTGTTTACAAATGGCGCACATCAAATTCTCTACCAAGAACTGAATATACAGGTGAAACCAGATATTCCGAGATTCTATCTCAAGCCTTGGGCGGTTCTGTCTCTGCGGAAGAAATTCGACACTTTAGCAAACCTATTAAGTCAGGCTCTGCGATTATCGCATGACTGTAATTTACCAACACCAACAGAAAAGAAAACCATAAAAACAAGGCAAAAATTATGGCAATGAAGAAAGTCATTATGGAAATGATTGAGAAGATACCTGGCGGCAAAAGTGCGGTTGCAGGATTTTTAGGTTTTACTGAAAGCGAATTGAACAATCGTCTTTATCAAACAAAGGGTCAGCGATTCAAAAATGAAGAATTAATTGCGATTCAGCAAGAATATGGCTGCACGCAATTTATTGATGAACTATGCCGTTTGGCTGGTGGGCGTTTTGTACCTGATGTAGCAGAGAATGAATTAGACAAGGTTGAGCTTGCTAATTTACAACTGCACGAGCTTTCCGCACGAGGCTTGTTATTTGCTGCATTAGAAACGGCGTTAGAAGACGGCGAAATCACTTCGCAAGAAGAAGACAAAATCCGTCAAGCATTGAGTAAACATTTGGCAGCGACGCAACATTCGATTGAATGTGCGATTGTGTTACACAAGAAATAAAAAAAGCCACGAGGAAATTTCGTGGCTAATTCACTAAGGAATATACAGATGAATCAATTATTAACGATTACGAAAGAAAACGCAAGTACTTTGACGATGAGTAGTCGAGAAATTGCGGAGTTGTGCGAGAAGCGTCACGATAACGTATTGAAATTAGTGCGTGAATTGATTGAAAGGGGTCTCCTAAAAAATACGATACCCCATTCCTACATTCATCCGCAGAATAATCAACGTTATTTTGAATTTTTTTCAGATAAGCGAGACACCCTTGTAATTGTCGCTCGCTTATCGCCCGAATTTACCGCCGCTGTGGTCGATCGCTGGCAAGCGTTGGAAAATCAACAAAAACCAACCGCACTTATTCCGCAATCTTTTTCTGAGGCGTTGATGTTAGCCGCTCAGTTACAAGCAGAAAAAGAGCGTAATGCACCTAAAGTCGCTTTTGTTGATCACTATGTGGAAGTAGGGACGAGTAAATCATTTCGTGAGACGGCGAAGATTTTAAAAATGCCTGAGCGTGCATTAGTCAATCGCTTGGTGGAAGATAAATATTTGTATCGTCAATCTGGCGTGCTTTTGCCTTATCAATCGGCACGCACCAAAGATCTTTTTACGGTTAAAACAGGTACCGCTGAACACGGTCACAATTACACTCAGACACGTGTAACAAGCAAAGGCATTGAATTTATCGCGTCACGTTATGCTTCGGAGTTGATGCTATGAGTATGCGATTAATGGTTCAAGCAATGAATTGTAAGGTTGGCAATCCTGCTAGAAAACTTGTGCTTTTAAAACTAGCTGATAATGCCAATGATGATGGAATTTGTTTTCCTAGTTATCAATACATTGCCGATAAATGCGAAATGTCAAAACGTAGCGCGATTAGTCACATTGATGATTTAATCAAAATGGGATTGGTCACCAAAAAAGCGCGAAAAAATAAAGATGGTTCAAGTGCAAATTTATATCTTTTACACCTTGAGCAGGGTAGTGAAAAATCTGCACTAGGGGGTGAAAATATTTCACTAGGTAGTGAAAAATTTGCACTAGGGGGTAGTGAAAAATTTGCACCCATAACCAGTCACTCTTTAGAACCAGTCAATGAACCTAAAAAAACTACGCAAAAAAGCGAATCCGAAATGTTGCTTGAGCAGTTTGGCATAACAGGACAACTGGCGAAAGATTTTATCGCACACCGCAAAGCCAAAAAGGGCGTAATTAATCAAACGCAACTCAACCGTCTGCAAAAACAGGCGGACAAGGCTGGGATTTCGATTTGTGAAGCGGTGGAAATTTGCATTGAACGAAACTGGCAGGGATTTAACGCATCATGGGATTGGCGTGATGAGAAACTGCGAACATCCCAAGCGCAAAAAATGAGTTTTGAAGAAAAAAATGCGTTGCCGTGGAATCGTCCTGAAGACTGGGAGAATGTACTGTGAACCAATTAACTAATCAATCATTACATCAAGGTGTATCACCACAAGTGGAGAAATTTATTGATACGTTGTTCGACCAACTTTGCGCTAGTTGCCCTCAGTTGCTCAACCTCACTCTAGAGCGATTGCAGGTAGTAAAACGTCAGTGGATTTTAGGCTTTGCTGAAAATGGAATTACAAAAATAACACAAGTTAAACGAGGTATGGCGGAAATGCGTGCTAAGCCAAATGGGTATTTGCCAAGTGTAGGTGAATTTATTCAAGCATGCAAAGTTCTGGACTACCACGTATTGGGCTTACCGAATGAAGCGGAATTATACCAACGTTATAACACTTTCTTAGGCTATGCCCGATTCAATCGGGATGAATTTCAATATCGTTCAAAAATGGAATTTTGGTTGCTTAAAAATCTGTACGAAAAGTGCAAGAAAAAATCGGAAGAGGACACGTTGAAAACTATTCCGAAATTACTCACAGAAGCGGCGGAAAAAGTGCGGTCGAATTTTCCTTTTGAGGATATTCCGAAGATGATTCCAGCAAAGCCAAGTTTTTACGATAAAGCGAAGGCTGATAAAGCTCGAGATAGCTTGATGGCAATGATGAAAGGGAAAGGGGCATTGCAATGACAGGACAACAATTTGATAAAGATACATGGCAAACACCGCACTATGTCTTTGAATGGCTATCTCAACGTTTCGGGTTGTTCGATCTTGATGGTTGTGCAACAGCCAACAACGCCTTGACATGTCACTATATCGGCGAACCTAACTCAGATAATGATGAGCATCAATCAATCGCAGATGACTTTCTAATGCCGATTGAGCAAATGTTAGATGTATTGTTGGACGAAGTCGCAGAACGTTGTTCGGCTCCGTTAAGAATCTATGTGAACCCGCCTTATTCCAACGTTACACCATATCTACAACGCGCGAAAGAATTATGTGATGCTGGTTATTTAGTCGTGATGTTACTCAACAATGATAAATCTACTCAATGGTATCAAAACCATATTCAAGGCGTGGCAAATGAAGTGATTGATATTACAGGTGGTCGAATTGCATTTATCAACCCTGTAACAGGAAAAGAAATCAAGGGAAATAGCAAAGGGCAAATGGTCGTAGTCTTTGATCCGACAATGGAAGATTTTGTCACACGTTCAATTAGCCTTGATTTTATTAAAAAGATTGGTGGGTATAGCAAATGAGTTTTGAAGAACATAACAATCGCAAGAAAGCGAATAAGTTTGCTGAATATATTACGGGCGAATCTCTTCGCCGATATTTGGCTGAGAAAGTCGAGAAGTACTTAGGTAAAAATCCAAGTGTTTTTGATGGTGCAGCAGGCAGCGGACAGCTTGAGCAATTTATTCAACCAAGTAAGTTTATTGCAGTAGAAATTCAAGCGGAATCATGCGCGGCATTAGCCAATAATTATCCAGATGCTGAGATTCATAATACGAGTTTTTTCTTGTATCAAAGTGAGCCAAAAAGTGATTGTGTTGTAATGAACCCGCCATTCTCACTTAAATTTAAAGAACTTACCGAGGAAGAAAAGACCGCTATTCAAGCGGATTTTCCGTGGAAAAAATCAGGTGTGCTTGATGATGTTTTTATGCTGAAAGGATTAGCCAATGCGCATCGTTTTGGGTTTTTCATTATGTTTCCTGGCATTGCCTATCGAAACACCGAAAAAACACTCCGTGAAGTTATTGGGAATCAATTAGTCGAGTTGAATTTGATTCAAAACGCCTTTGAAGATACGCCTATTTCAGTGCTTTTCTTGGTGGTTGATAAAACTAAGTCAAATAACAAGACATACCGTGAATTGTATGACTGTGCCACGAATAAAATAATTAACGCTGATGAATGGTTAATTGATTCTGATAAATGGGACACGGTTTCACCGCCAGAGCCGCCAAAAGAAAAAGTAGATCCTATGAAATTAGAGTTGATGTCGCAAGCTCAACTAAAAGAGCAAATTCGCGCTCAAATTCAATTTAGCGGTATGGTGTTTGATTTAGAAGGCTGGCCGCGTGAAGAATTTGAAAAATTCTGCGATGAAGTCTGTGTTTTGATTCAGGAAGAAAAAAAATCAAATCGCTTTTTATTTGGCTGGGGCGAATGAATGAGCCAATACAAACCTTTCTTTTTACGTAATCAACGCATTAAAAATAATTGCTTGGATTTAATCAAGGAACTGCCAACGGATGATAAAAAGCCGTTAGTAGTCAAAATCCAACCAATAACACGAAACCTTGAGCAAAACGCCAAGTTTCACGCTATGTGCCAAGATGTTGCAAATCAGGCTGAATTTATGGGGCGTAAGCTCACAATGGAGCAGTGGAAAGTGTTGTTTATTTCGGGTCACGCAATCGCCACCAATCAAAAAGCAGATGTTGTGCCAGGTCTTGAGGGGGAATTTGTGAATATCCGTGAAAGTTCGGCTCAAATGAGCGTGAGCAGAATGGCAAGCCTTATCGAGTATGTGACCAGTTGGGGCGTGCAAAATGGCGTGAGATTTAACGATAGATGGGGATTTTACGGACGATGATAGAGGGAGAGACCATGGTTTTATTTTTGATTACATTTTCTGCTGTCCTGTTTTTTCTTTTCGGTCAGCCCCTTGCTGCCACCCTTGTTTTATGTGGAGCTTGTTGGCTTTCCGGTTGGTATTTTGCGCATAGCACGGTTGCAACAGAGTGCGAGAGATTGGGTAAGTTTTACGTTGGCAAAAACGTTTATCAATGCTCAAAAATTGAAACGATCGAGGATAAATAATGTTAGAGCTAATTTTACTCCTGCTCATTGCGATGATTTTTATTGCTGTGATTGTGGTTGTTTTGGATTGGTTTATTGGTGATGAGTGGTGGTTTGATGAGTAAAGAGAAATTTGAACGCACAAAGCCGGTTGTAAATGTTGGTACTATAGGTCATGTCGATCACGGCGGAAAAGCAAAACTCACGGCAGCAGTAGTAATGGCAATGGCGGCTAACTTAGCGCGTAAATCGGTTGATGATGTAAACGAAAAACTAACGCGCGGATTGACAAAAGAACGTGAGGACTGGCGCAAGTGGAGACAGCCAGGCAGTAAAGGCAAGAACGTGATTAATGGGGGTAAGACGGTGAGCAAGGTTAATTATCGCAAAGAGGCGAAAGGGCGTGATTGCCAAGTGCGGTTACCTGGTATTTGTAATCATAATCCTGAAACGACCGTATTAGCACATTATCGTATGGCAGGATTAAATGGAGTCGGTATGAAGCCCGATGATATTTTTGGTGCTTGGGCATGCTCATCTTGCCATGATGAATGTGACCGTAGAACTAGAAAAATGGATACTGAAGATGTCCGCCTGGCACACGCTGAAGGAGTGTTTCGAACACAGCAAATTTTACGCAAGGAGGGCAAGTTATGAGTGATTGGCTAGAGATTGCCTTACCTTATCCGCCATCAGTTAATCACTATTGGCGACACACAAGAAACGGACGGCATTATATCAGCGAAGCAGGGAGAAAATTTAAAGCCGAAGCATTGCAAATTTTACAACAATTCGATCCATTTATCGGTGCAGTTGCAGTGCATCTTGAAGTTTATTATCCCGATAACCGAAACCGTGATCCCGATAATATAAACAAAGGGCTTTTCGATAGTTTAGTCGCCTCAGGATTAATACAAGACGACAACAACAAAGTGATAAAAGATTTTCGCAGTAAAAATTGCGGAACCAAAAAAGGCGGAATGGTTGTAGTAAAAATTAGAGGGCTTGAAAATGAGTAAATCAATCGAATTGTTGGTGAAATTACATAATCCTAAATGCGTGAGTGTGGAAACTGTGGGCCGCGGTGGTGCTGCGTTGCTTTATCAAGATCAAATTATTTGTGCTTTTGCCAAAGCAGAAAGCGAATACATGTTCGGCTATCACTTGCTGATGTATAAATATCGCCAAGATCCATTTTCGCGTGAATTTGTGAATAGTTATATTGAAAGCTGGTGCGAGGATCGCGGATTCCCTGAACACTCAGCGGAAGCGATGAAATGCGTAGTCGATATGGTTTGCGATCTGCCCTTACCAAGCCAAATTAAACATATCAAATCGCTTAGAAAACGATACCTACGATCGCAATATGCTTATCTTCCAACGATTGAAAAGATGAATAAAATTGCCGAAGAAAATGGTTTGTCGATTAATGGTGTGGAAGCTCGTCAATTAAGAGTCCGTGAAATTAATGAATTGCGTAAATCAAATACTTGTCCGCGTTGCCGTGGAACGGGGGTAGTCGGTCGAGTGCAAAAACGTGAATGTCCTGAGTGTCGCGGAAAAGGGCAGTTGCGCGCCAATATCTATCACTTGATGAAGTCCATTGATTGTACTGAATCTTATTTTAAACGCTATATCTTGGCGTTGGTGGTGGATTTTGAACGCCATTGCTATGAGGATATGAGTGGGGCGGAAAGTGTGATTAAGCAGAGATTAAATAAAGAAATTTCTGATTGATTTTTGAATTTGTGAGTAAGATCACAGATGAAAAATAATAAATCTCTTATAATTGGTAAAAATTGATTATGGGAGTTTTTGTTTATGAAAAAGAGTTTAGTATTGATTTCATTGCTCTTTGTTTCTATGCAATCTACAGGGGTTGGTAATAGCGAAATTAATAATGTGGAGCAAGTAAATAAATTTTCCAGAGAATCAAGAATACTACTTGAGCGTGTTAAACCAAATTCATTTAGGGAATGGTCGTATAAGTATGATGTATTACAAGCTCAATACGATAAATTAGAAATGGATTTCCAAAATAGACCAAGTAAAGGGAGTTCTAAGAAAAGTAGTAACTTTTTAACGGATGATGAGTATCAAGAGTTAATACATAAAGTGAAGGGGAATAGGGCTGTTACTAGAATTTATCCTCCTGAAAATCAGTGGGTAAATGTTCGATTTTATAATCCATTGAATGTAAAAATCAAACAAATAGAGCTAATTATAACGGAGGACATAACGGAGTATAAAACAGCATCAAATGAAAAGTTGTCTGAAAACAGTTTGTTTAGAGATATTTACTGGAATATATCAGACAGAGACAAAAAAAAGCCTGTTGAACAGGTTTATTTAGAGGCTAAAAATAAATTTTTATCCGATTTAGATAAGAAGCATCCTGAGATAACAATTAGAGTTGATGTAAATGCAAATCCTTATTCTATGGTAAATGTGAATTTTGAAATACCATCAAATTTTGATATTGAACGATGGAATATTAGCAAGTTGATCGGAGAATAGTAGTTCCAACATAACTATTGGCATAGGTAAGTGTAAAAATTTGTCAAGATAAGAATAAAGCCTGTTTACAAAGCAGGCTTTTTTCATTATTATTTTCATCAAGGTGTCGTAGCCTTAAATCCAAAGCGGAAGTCCGCACCCGACAGCATAGCGGTTTTTTTATGCGTAAAATTTGTGATCTCGTTTAGTTTTATTGCCATTAAGACTTAACACGCATAAATCCAATTTCATCTATGCCGAGAGGGCGAGGAATAAAAGACCTTCGGGGAATAACTCCAGCCGACTTTGGACGGTTTACGAACCTCTTGGCACCCCATTTAGGGTAAATCTTAATTTCGTAAAAAAATCCAAAGGAGACATTTTATGTCTAATCAAACCCAACTCTCTACATTCAACTTTGAATCAAATTCTATCCGCACTTTAGCTATAAACAATGAACCTTGGTTCGTTGCAAAGGACGTTTGTGACGCAATCGGTCTAACAAACTCTCGTATGTCTTTAATTGCGTTAGATGAAGATGAAAAGGGTGTAAGTTTAATTTACACCCCTAGCGGACAACAAGAAGTGAATATCATCAGCGAAAGCGGAATGTACACTTTGATCTTACGTTGCCGTGATGCAGTGAAAAAAGGATCTATTCCACACCGTTTTAGAAAATGGGTTACAGCAGAAGTATTACCTACTATTCGTAAAACAGGAAAATATGAAAGCAAAACATCCGTCAATGACAGAACAGGGTTACGCAATGCCGTGAATATGCTCGTGAGCAGAAAAGGATTAATTTATTCCGATGCCTATCATTTAATCCACCAACGCTTTAATGTGGAATCAATCGAAGATTTAACCCTTGAACAGCTCCCTGAAGCAGTAGAGTATGTTCACAAAATAATTTTAGAAGGGGAATTAATTACTGAGCCTGAATTACCTAATGGTGAAAAGAAATTCTCTTTTGAATTTACTGAGTACGAACTCCAACAGCTTCTTTGGTTATGGTTTGCTTTCAAACGTGGCGTCGGCACATTCCAATACATCGAAAAAGCCTTTAAGACGCTAGGCTCAAATATGAGCGGGCAAATCTACGGACAGGCTTACGAATATTTAAGCGTGTTACGCTCAACAAACCAAATCTTAAATCGTATTACACAAGAGCTTGAGATTGATCCAATGACAAATTGGCGAGCATTAGAACACTTGCGCCAGTTTGATCCGAAAGCCATTAGAGTAGATTTTTAAAAAGGCTTTTAACTGTAAAGCAGATTGACATTAACCAAAAACTGCACTAGAATTTTCCATAATAGCCAAAGTGTAATACATTTACATTTTGGCTTTTTTATACGTAAAAGAAAAGCCGAGGTGCGGGAACACTTCGGCTTTTTTCATTCCTGTTAAGCTCGATTTAAAGGAACGAATTTATGATTAAGTATACACCAAAACATCAAGTTAAGGTAGGTGGGAGAATGTCAGAAAAAGCAGCAGATAAAGTTGGAAATAAATTAGCTAATGCCGCACTCATTATTACTACTTGTTGGGGTATAAGCGCAATTATTTTTGCGGTAGCTTATTTTGTTAAATAACCTCTAGTTGGTAATGCGACTAGGGTATCTATAAGGGCGTAGTCTAATGGTAAGACGGCGGTCTCCAAAACCGCTAATCGAGGTTCGATTCCTTACGCCTTTGCCATATCACAAGCTCACGTTAATGCGTGGGCTTTTTTTATTGCCTAAAAAACAGGTGGGAGAAAATATATGCCAATTAAAGAGCCTGATGTGTGGGCGTTAATATGGTCTTGGTTGCAAACAAATCTTAGTTCTAGCTCAGCACAGAGTGCTTTTTGGGCGTTATTTATTTCTCTTTTAAGATTTGGGTTTATGCGTAAAAAGCCGACTATTCGTTATGTCTTAATTGATGCGGCTATGTGTGCCTCTATTGCGGGTGTTGCGGTGCCAATTTGTACACATTTATTTGGGCATACTGAATATTCTTCTTTTCTCGGTACGATGATTGGTTTTGTTGGTACGGAGAAAATTCGTGAGTTTTTATTTAAATTCATTAATCGGAGAATTGATAAAGATGACAATGATGATTTCCGAAGTGACATTCAATAAAATTTTTCCGCACGCAGTTAAAGGTGTTTATCAAGCTATTTCAGCACAGATAGAAAAAGCAGGTTGTGTAACTAAGATGCAGCAAGCGATGTTTCTAGCGCAATGTGGACACGAAAGTGGCGGATTTACAAGATTTAAAGAAAATCTAAATTATTCTTGGCTTGGGCTTTCTAAAACTTTTCGTAAATATTTCCCAGACTCACTTACAGCGAAGAAATATGAGCGTAAGCCTGAACTTATTGCTAATCGTGTTTATGCTAATCGTTTAGGTAATGGCGATGAGAAAAGTGGAGATGGCTGGAAGTATCGTGGTCGTGGACTGATTCAGATTACAGGTAAGGATAATTATGCCGCATTTAGAAAATGGTTAGGTAGAGACATTGAGCCAGAAGATGTGGCAAGCAATTTAGATTTATCTGTTAAAACTGCTGTGTGGTATTGGAAATGCTATGAATTGGCTGAGCTTAATTCTGTCGAAAAAGTCACGCGAAGAATTAATGGTGGACTAAATGGCATTGATGAGCGTTGCAAGCTCTATCGAGCATTAATGGTAACGGATAATGACTAAGTACATTTACATAGCGTTAGCGGGTGTTGTCGTGGTTTTGATTGGTGTATTGCGTTACCAGTCTGGCGTTATTGAAGACTTGGAAACCACAAAGGCACAACAAGCTGAAACCATCATTCAGCAATCCACTAAAATCACCCAATTAGAATCGGATATTGCTGAAAATCAACGCATCACCTTTGAGTTATCCAAGGCTGAAAGCAAAGCGAGAGAGGAACAAAATGCGATTATCAATTCAATTCCAAATAGCGATAAACAAAGCAATGCGTATAATTCCGTTGCTCCTATTAGCTTGCTTAACTTCTTGCGCAAGTAAACCGCAAATCATCACATATCCAACTATTCCAGCAGCGTATCTTGCTCACTTAGATAAAACATCATTTAGCGGTTCAACCTATGGGGATGTCGCGCAATATGCCGTAATACTCAAACGCGAACGTGATGTCTGTTTAAATCGGATTGATAAAATCCGTGAATGGCAACGTGAGAAAATGGAAAAATAATCTAATACCTAAACCGTGCGTGCAATAAAGCGCGGTTATTCTTCACCACCTTTGCTCGCTTAATGCGGGCTTTTTTATATCTCGTTTATGGCAAAAAAAGATTGGAACGCACTACAAATAGAGTACATCAAGACTTATGCAAAAACTGGTGTGTCTGTTATGGAGTGGTGCAGACGGAAAGGATTGAATTTTGCCACTGCTAAACGGTATATCAAAAAGCCTGAAACGATCTTTGAAAACTGCGAAAGTGTGAATAAAACTACTAAATCGGAAGTTATTGAAAATAAAGAAGATTTGGATAAAAACTGCGAAACAAACTGCGAAAGTGTGAACAAAACTGCGAAAGTTATCCAAGAGAACTGCGAAACCGCGAAAGAAATTGCGACAAAAGTAAAGCAGTCCGCAAAAATGATAAAGCATGGTGGCTACGCTCGATATTTTAAAGATAAATCTGCCTTTGATGTTGTCGTTGATTTTAGCCTTAAAGATGAAATTGACCTGATGCGCCAACGGGCTATTTCTTCCATTGAAAGCATTGAGAAGTTCACTGCTGATTTAGCGCGGTGTACTACAGCAGAAGATAAGGAAATTACATTTAAGCTAATTAAATCTGCTGAAGCGGCATTAGATAGAGCGGTGGGGCGCATTGAAAGCCTGAATAGCACAAATAACAATATTGCACTTACTCTTGAAACAATCGAATTAAGAAAAGCACAGACGAAAGAAACCTTACTTAAAGCCGATAAATTAGCGCAAGAACTCGGGGCAAAAGCGGCAAGTAAATACAAAGTCGAATATGCCATTGACTTCTACGATGACGAGGAAAGCAATGAAGATTAATTATCGCGCCTCTGCTACATTTCGTAGAGTACATAGATCGAACGCATTAGTGAAAGCGATTCGTGGCCCGATTGGTAGTGGTAAATCCGTAGGTTGCGTTATGGAGATGTTCCGAATTTGCTTAAATCAAGAAGCGAATGCTGACGGTGTGCGCCGTACTCGTTGGGCTTGTGTGCGAAACACTTATCCTGAATTAAAAGGCACGGTAATCAAGACCTTTCAAGCGTGGATTCCTGAAAGTATTTGTCCGATTAAATATGACAGTCCTATCAGTGGCATGATGAAAATCAATCACCCTGACGGTAAAACCATGGTAGAGGCGGAATTTATGTTTCTTTCAATGGATAAACCGCGCGATGTAAAAAAATTAATGTCACTTGAATTGACTGGTATTTGGATCAATGAAGCTCAATTCTTACCAGTGATGCTGGTAACAGAAGCGGTAACACGTACTGGTCGTTTTCCTGAAAAGCGAGTTTCGGAAGGATTCGATGGTGCAACGTGGAATGGCATGATTATGGATACCAACTCACCTGATGATGATCACTGGTGGCATACCTTTGAAATGGCACTCGATGAAGAAACAGGGGAAAGCCTTACGCCTAAGAATTGGGCGTTCTTTACACAGCCTGGGGCGTTAATTGATATTACAGGCATTCCGTTTGAATCGTTATCTAATGGAGTTAAAGCTAATATCGAAAATGGCTTATACGTTGACTATCACGGACACCGATTTGTCGCTAATCCGTTAGCAGAAAACGTAGAAAACCATAAAAAAGGCTATGGCTACTGGTTTGATAACCTTCAAGGACAAACATTGAGTTGGATTAAATCTCGCATTTGCAACGAATTTGCGACCGTTCAAACAGGCAAACCCGTCTATATGGATCACTTCAACAAAGATTTACACGTCTCGAAAGACAAATTATTACCTATTAAAGGCTGGCCAACATTTATCGGTCTTGATTTTGGTTTAACGCCAGCTGCAATTATCGGTCAAGTCTCACCTATCGGTCAGTTACGTATTACCGATGAAGTTGTGGCGACAGGAATGGGGATTCAGCGATTCATTCAAGATCAGCTATCGCCTTTAATTCGCTCCAAATATACTGGTTGCGAAGTGGAAGTGATTGGTGATCCGGCTGGCGTTCAACGTGCGCAAACAGATGAAAAAACCTGTTTTCAAATTTTGTTAGAAAACGGATTCAATGCACGTCCAGCAGATACGAACAATACAACAGGACGATTAGAAGCGGTGCGCTGGTGGTTATCTCGTTTGGTTGGAAAGGGGCAACCTGCGATGATTATCAGCCCGCATTGTCGAGTTTTAATTAAAGGCTATGAAACAGGTTATGCCTATCGCCAGTTAAATATTAGCGGTGAAGAAAAATATACGGAAATGCCCGATAAAAATCGCTATTCACATCCACACGATGCAAACCAATATTTATGTTTAGGCGCTATGCCTGATTTATTCAAACAACAAATCATCAACGTTAAACCACACCAAGCTATCAGCTCAATCACAGGATATTAAAAATGGCAGAAGAACAATCCGCAATTCTAGAAGCTATCACCGCTTTTGGGGCAGATCTAAAGGTCAAGCTATTAGAACATTTAAAGCAACGCCAACCGATCGTGCAACGTTGGGTGAAAGATATGTATCAGTATCGCAACCAATATGAAGAAAGTATTAAAACCAATAAATCGAAAGTTTTTGTTGGCTACACTCGTGCGAAAACAGATTCGTGGACAGCGCAAATGACAGATATGCTTTTCCCTAGCGATGATAAAAACTACGGAATCAGCCCAACACCAATGCCAGAAATTACGAATATTGCAAAACAGCCTGACACTGACGATCCGAATTTGCGCAATCAAATTTCCAACGCACGTGCCATTATGCAACAGGCCAAAGAAAGTGCAGAAGCCATGGAAAAGCTAATTGATGATCAGTTATTAGAGTGCGACTATGCGGCAGAAGCGCGTTTATGTTTACATTATGCAGCAGCGCTTGGTACTGGTATTTTACGTGCGCCTGTGGTGGATGTTGTGGAATCCAAAGCATGGAAACAAGACAGTTTAGGGAATTGGGTGGGAGAAATTGTCAATAAAACAATTCCAGCCGTTCGTTTAGTTCTTCCGTGGGATTTTGTGCCAGATATGACTGCGCCAACGCTCAAAGATTGTCAGTTTGTGTTTGAGCGTAGCCATGTGACTAAAAAACAATTACAGGCGCTTGCGAAAAATCCGTACTACTTGAAAGAAAGCGTATTGGAATTATGTGAGCTTGATGGTGGGGATACGCGTACGGCAAGCAATGATATGGATGGCTATGTCGATACACTAAGAACACTTTCTGGGCTTGAAACACAAAGTAAGGATAACCGCTATGAGTTGTGGACTTATCACGGTGGGATTCCATTAAATGTGTTGTCAGGTGCAAATGAATTGTTAGGTGAAGACAACAAGTTAAATATTCCTGATGATGAAGAATCACGTGCTGCCAACTTAGAAATTGAAGGTGTAATTGTGATGGCGGGCAACGGTAAAATCTTGAGTGTAAACCTCAATCCACTTGATACAGCTGAATTCCCTTATTCAGTTTATACCTGTGAACCTGATGTTTGCTGCCTATTTGGTTTTGGTATTCCTTACCTTTGCCGTGATGCACAAGAAATACTCAATACTGCTTGGCGTGGAATGATTGATAACGGAATTTTAGGAATTGGGCCACAAGCAGTAGTCAATAGTAGTGTACTAACACCAGTGGATGGGAACTGGGAACTTGCACCATATAAGTTATGGAAAACTAATGACCGTGCAACCGCTAATGCTCAATTTGAAGCGCAACGTGCATTTGGCATCTTTGATATTGGTAGTCGTCAGCAAGAGTTAGCTAATATTATTCAACTGTCTAAATCTTTTATGGATGAAGAAAGTGGTTTACCAATGATTGCTCAAGGTGAACAAGGACAGGTAACGCCTACGCTTGGCGGTATGTCTATGTTGATGAATGCTGCTAATGCGGTGCGTCGTCGTCAAGTGAAAGAATGGGATGATTCGGTGACTAAACCGCTGATTCGTCGATTCTACGAGTACAATATGAATATGAGTGAAGATTCGTCCATTAAAGGTGATATGCAAGTTGTAGCACGTGGCACGTCAGCTTTACTTGTGAAAGAAACCCAAACCGCACAAATCATCGATATTTTCCAAAAATTTGGTCAGCATCCGCAATTAATGTATGCGTTTGATTGGTACGATGGTGCGAAAACTCTCATGCAGTCTATGAGTATGGGAACGCAGACTATGCTAATTCCACGTGAAGAGTACGAACAAAAACTTCAGGAAATACAAGAAGCGCAGGCACAGCAACCACAAGATCCTGAAATCCTTAAAGTTCAAATGCAAATGCAGATCGCGCAACAAAAACAACAGCACGAAATGCAGTTAGAGCAAATGCGTACACAAGCTCAGTTACAGATCGAGCAAATGAAAGTACAGATTCGTGAAAAAGAACTTGAAATTAAAGTCCTAGAAGTCCAAATGCATCAAGAATCGCAACAGGCAAGATTGAATTTAGACAAGGAATTAGGAACAGCGAAACTCACTACCGATATTCAACTCCAAACAGGTAAACAAGCCGCAGACTTGGAAAAATTCAAGACGGAAGTGGCATTGAAAAATGCGCCAGTAGTTAATCCAACTGGTAACTACGGATTAGATCAATAACAGACCGCAACTTAAAAAGTGCGGTCTTTTTTTATCACCAATTTAAGGGCAAATAAAATGAGTAACTTTTACCTCCCGCAGAAAGAATATGACAACATGATCGGCATTATGACCGGCAATCCAAGTGGTAAAAAGAAAAATGATATTACTAGTGCTTATGTCGATATGCCGATGGCTGAGCAAAAGCCTGAGCAACAAGGATTGGTTGCAGATACCATTGATGCGGTACAAATGGGGGCTTGGAAGGGGGCGAGCGACATTGCGCATGGTTTAGGTGCTTTAACTGGAATGGATTGGTTGCACGATGTGGGCGATTGGGCGGCAAAAGGTGCGGATGAAAACCTTGCAACTATGTCTGATGAAATGAAAACTGCGCTTAATCAAAATGCGTTCGATGGAGAAGATCAAGGTGTGCGCAATATTCGTTGGTGGGCTGGTAATCTTGGCTCATTGATTGGTCAAAATCTTGATACCGTTTTAACACTTGGTGCGGGTAAAGTCGCCACATTCGGTGTGAAACAAGCCGGTAAATTGTTCTTGAAAAAAGAAGCGGCTGAACAAGTAGGGAAAACAGCTGTAGAACAAGCCGCTAAACGTGGTATTCCTCAAAAATACTGGAATATGGTTGGCGTGACTGCTGTAATGTCCGCAATGTCGGGTGGCAGTCGTTACGGTCAAAAACGCGATGAAGTGATGGGTATGAGCAATGAACAGCTTGCGCAAATTCCCCAATTTTCTGATGCGTATTATGAGATTGCTGATAGTGAAGAAGGCAAAGGCAAAACAGTTGAGGAAATTTATGATTTAGCTAAATCCTCCTTTGCTGATAAGGTGGGGAGTGCAGCCGCACTAAATCCGACCGCAATCGCTACTGACTTAGTGACAAATGCTGTAAGCGGTCTTGGTGGTGGTTTTTTAGGGCTAAGTAGCGCAGCGAAAACCATCAAAGGTGGTTTATTGAAAGGTGCAATGGTTGAGGGGGGGACGGAAGCAGTTCAAGGTATTGCGGAACAGTATGCGCTAAATAAAGCAGAGAAAGACTATTACAATCCGAATAAAGATTTAACCGAAGGTATGGCTGACAATGCTATCAATGGTGCGGTGCTTGGCGGCGTGTTTGGCTCGGCAATGGGTGGATTGGACGCACATACGGAACAACGTGTATTTAATAAACAAAAACGCGTATTACTCAACCATATTGATACTGGTAATGAAGCGGTAGATAGTCAATTAAGAAACTACGTAGATATGCTCAATCAAGGTGCAACGGAATTGAGCGATCTTGTTTCTGTAAGTCGTGTTCAGGCTTTAAATAATGCCGGTATTGTTAATGCACGTGCGCGACAAGCTGCGGAAGATGCATTGGCACAGCAACAAGCAAAAGCAAAATTTGAATCAGACTTCTTTGGAGAAGATACCCAGCAAGCTCAAGATGTAAATTCTGCCTTCCAAGTTGATCCTAAATTAGAACGTGCACTTGAATTACACTCAATCTTAGGGCAATTTCGCAATAATAATCTTTCTCGTGCGAATGAATTTATGGATACGCCAATGGTTTTTTCTGATGAACAAGCGAAAAAAGATCACGTAACAGAAAAAGCATTGACAGAAGTACGCAATATTGCACAGCAGTATGGTATCAATCCACAAGATGGAAAAGCGATGCGCCAATGGCTAGAAGATTATGCTGAAAAAGCGAAAGAATACGGTGAAAATCAACCGCACTTTAATGCGCCGACAAGCAACCTACAATCTGAGGCAAATATCGCACCAACGAGTCGTGAGGGAGTTATTGAGGGCGTGAGCGATGAAATTGATGTGGGCAATGGAAACTATCAGCCTTTCCAATATGAAGTGGTAGATGCGACTACACTTTCCCCTACGCAACAAAAAGATGACAACCAATTCCGCGATCGTGACAGAACAGCAAGCCAATCACAAATTAACAACATTGCGCGTAATTTAGATCCGCGTAAATTGGCCGCAAGTCCAACTATGGATATTGGTGCGCCACTGCTTGCTTTAGACGGTAAAACTATCATTGCTGGTAACGGTCGTTCAATGGCCCTTCGCCAAGCCTATCAAGAAGGCGGTGCAGAAGGTTATCGACAATTCTTAAAAGATAATGCCGATCGTTTTGGTGTTGATTCAGCTGAATTAGATGCCGTGGAAAACCCTGTGCTTGTTCGCCGCTTAACTTCGCCAGTAGATATTGCACAAGTCGCAATTAATTCCAACGAGCAAGGTGGAATGCGTATGTCTGAATTGGAGCAAGCGAAAGTCGATGCTCGCCGCTTGCCAAGTATGGATTCTTTTGTTGCCGATGAACACAGTGAAATTAATTCTACTGACAATCAGCAATTCATTCGTCAATTTATTCAAAATCAGCCAGAAAACCTCCGAAATGAATTATTAGACAGTAAAGGCAATTTGAGCCAAACAGGCGTTCAACGTATTCGTAATGCAATGCTTTATCAAGCCTATGGCGATAGTCAAACATTATCAAGATTGATTGAGAATACTGACCAAGGAGCTAAAAACGTACTTAATGCTCTAACCGCACTGGCACCCAAAGTGGCTCAAACTCAGCAAGATATTAATTCAGGCGTGCTTTCTGACGTGGGCATTTCCAACGAAATTATTCAAGCGGTAGAAAAATACAATCAGCTCAATGCACAAGGTTACAAAATCAATGATTATCTTGCTCAAGAAGATTTTGTTGGGGATTTATCGCCGGAAGCAAGAGAAATCTTAACCATCTTTGATGAAAATCGCCGTAGTGGAAAGCGTATTGCGCAAGTGTTAGGTGCATATTTCGATCAGGCTAAAACACAGGGCAATCTATCACAAGCCAGTATTTTTGGTGATATGGCATTCGATAAATTAGGCTCATTGCAGCAAGCGAAGAATGTTGATGAAGATATTCGATTAAGTCTTAATGAATCGGCTGATTCTGATTTTGCGAAAGCAGTGGATTATGTAGCCAATGGTAAGTTTTCATCGCAAATTATTGATGTTGGCACAACTCCTAGCGTATTGAAGATGCTGGGTCTTCCTGATGCTAATGTGGTGATCAGTGGTGCAGTATTGAAAAAGATAATGTTAGGAAAACATAATGTTACACCTGATACATTAAAACAGCTACCAAAACAAATTAATGATCCTGTAGCAGTAATGAAATCAAGCACACAGCAAAATGGTTATGTGGTTTTAACAGAGTTAATGGAAAATGTGAATGGAATCAACAAGCCTGTTGTTTCAGCCTTGCATTTAAAGCAGACTTCACAAGGAATTGAATTAATTAATATTGCTAGTGTATATGGACGAAATAATTCGCAAATTCAACGCGGATTAGAAAATGACTTGCTTTATTGGAATAAGAAAAAAGGAGCCAATTTCTTAGATAATCTTACGCTTCAATTGCGATCACCATTATCAGAAACTAACTCCATAAAAAGTTATCAATTTGCTAGGACTGCTGGGCTTCAATTGCCATCGTCGCTCACTAGCGTAGATAACCTTTCTGTGTCTAATATTAAGACCGAAGCTGATTTAAGTCAATATCAAAGCGCAAAAAACAATCAAGAATCTTCCATTAGTCCTGAAGTTCAACGTGTGCAAGCGATAATCAATAAAACTTTTGGTAAAGCCGCACAGCATATCGAAGTGACCACCTTTGCTAACCCGCCAAAAGACGTGAAGAATTTAATTACTTCTGACGTGGAGGGTTGGTTCAATCCAAAAACAGGCAAAATCACTATTGTCGCCGACAGCATTAAAGCGACAAAAACCATGACCAAAGACGAACGCTTACAGTTCGTTGCATGGCATGAAATGGCTCATCGAGGAATCAATGTTGGCTACAAAGGCACTTATGACAACCTTATGACTGAAGTCGGTAAAAATAAAATGGTAAGTAAAATTGCCGATGCGATTCAAGTCCAACGTAAAAATACAGATGATTTAGCCGCAACCAATCGTGCAGTGGCGATTGAAGAGGCCATTGCAGAAGTGATGGCCGCACACGAAACCGGCAAATGGAATGAGCTTGAAAGCCGTTACGGTGTAGAGATTAAAAAAGGTCAAAGACAATCAACTAAATCATGGTTAGCAATGACCGCACAACGAATTAAAGAATTCTTATCAAAAATCTTTGGTGCCGAACGTGCCGCACAATTCTCCGATGAGGATGTATTGAATCTTGTCGCTAATATTAAGAAAAGTGCGGTTGGAAATTTTAATGAAAGCGGTAACGTACGCTTTAGCCGTAATGAAGACCTCACCGAAGAACTCTACAACCAAGCCAAGGAAAATGGCGAAACCGAACTTACTTTTCATCAATGGAAACAAGTTCGCTCGCCTGAGTTTAAAGCCTGGTTCGGTGATTGGGAAAACGATCCTGAAAATGCAAGCAAGGTTGTGAATCCTAAAACTGGCGAGCCGTTAGTGGTTTATCATGGCACATTAAATAGTTTTAACGTATTTAGCAATGATAGAGGTGTTCATTTTGTATCTGACGATCCGAAATTTGTTGATAAGTTTGTAACGCAAAATAGTGGAGATCTTGCTGATGGTGCAAATGTTATGCCGTTGTTTATTTCCGCCAAAAATCCTTTTGATTACACTAACAAAAAACACGTTGGGAAACTTTCGGCGAGAGCCGGATTGAGTTCTAGCGCCGTTAGTGAAATAAAAAAAGGTAAATGGCAACGGATAGAGGATAGAACAATCATTGAATCAATCAAAGATTTGGGATTTGATGGTTTTTATGTAAATGAGGACGGAGTTAAAAACTTAGCTATCTTCAACTCCAATCAAATTAAATCAGCATCCTCTAATACGGGGGTATTTTCAAGCGAGAATGATGATATTCGTTTTAGTAGAAAAGGCGATTCAGAATATCAACGAGATTTAATTGTCACACACAACATCAGCGCAGACGGCATTATGCACGCCAATAAAATGGGAGGATTGCCACTGGCATCTGTTGCAGTAGCAAAACAAAGCAATCCATTAACCAATTTTGGCGAAGTCACTTTAATTGGTAGTCGTGATTATATTGATCCTAAAGGTGTAAATAAAGCTCAAGTTTTCGGCAGCGATATTTATTCTCCTCGCTATCCTCGAGTTAGCTATGAGTATTCAGCTAAAGATAAAAATGTATTATTTAACCGTTTTGAGAAAGCTGCTAAAGAGGTTGGAGATGGAAGTTTTGATTATTACTTTACTCAAGGTCTAGAAGATACCGGCGCAAGACAAGCTATGCTTGATAGTGATGCCGTTAAATATCAATTCTTAAAAGAGCAGAATATTCCGTATAAAAAAGCCCATCAAGATATTCCGAAAAGCGTACACGCTGATTATCCGTCCATTCAAAAAGCAATTAAAGCCGGCATCAGCGAGGAAGATATTTCATCCATCGAGAGTGCGGATAAATTTGAGGGATTATTCAGAGAATTTATCAAGGATTACATCAAAGATATTGAGGGTAGAGTATCTCCATCGCCATCGCTCAAGAATGTTATTGTTCGTGCAAAACAAGCCTTGGATGGGGATAAATATGCTGTTCGCACATTCGCTGAATCAAGAGTAAAAGAGGGGTTGAAATTACAAGAATCTAAAAAAGTATTAGATTCAGTCGAAACATTATCAAATATGCGCAAGGCAGTTAGCGAGCATGAAAATGCTTTCCGTGATTATGTTGATAGTATCGTTGAAACCATACCAGTTAAAGAGAAAATTTGGAATGGTACAGATGGTCATGGCCGCAATAAATACGTTGCGCATACCATTGAAAATGTTGTGAAAAAACTAAAAAAAGATTTACGAGGCGGCGAATCATTTAATTATGGAATGCCTAACGTGCGTGCGGCCGTTACGCCTAAGTTTAAATCCATTGCTGATATTCAAGCTAATAAACATCGAATCGTATCTAAAGAAGAATTTGAAATTGCAAAAAATACTCTTAAAAAAGAGGGAGATTTATTAGCGAACAAATTAGGTGTAAGCACTTTAGATATTTACGATGTGCTATGGAATGCGGTGGATGAAAACACTTCAAAAGCATTTGGCTATGCCGGCATCAGAGACACTCAAGAAAATAGAATGGCGGTTGATACGTTTTTGAATAAACTCAAAGCGTTGCCAACTGAATACTTTGAGGGTAAGGCTAAAGATATTACACAATTCAGTAACTTTGCTGGTGCTGTTGTTCCTGATAATCTTGCTAAAAATGCCTATGATGTATTGGAAAAATCAGGGGTGAAAATCTTTACCTATGATTCTACTGATCCTAAATCAAGAATTGAAGCAATTAAGCAAGCGACAAATCAATTAGATGAAGAGCGTGGTGGGGATATTTTATTCTCTCGTGCAAATACAATGCAATCCGCTCTTGATTTAGCAATGACAGGCGTAGCAGACAGTGAGCCTAGTGTATGGGATAACTTAAAATCCAAAGACTTCTCAGGATTTAAAGAGCGCTTTAATCGGGTAGTGGGCAAAGTGGATGAATGGTTCGCTGATAGCTTGCGCCCAGTGAATGACTGGATTGATTCAATGCATCTTGAAGATCAAACAGGGAATACGAGCAGTCGAGATCACGAAAAACGCAGATTGAAAGATGCGATGTACACCGCCAAGGGTAAACGTGATGCACTAAATTCAGAATTAGAACAGGCGTATTTAAAACCTATCCTATCTAAAATTGCCGCTTTATCTAAAGAGACCAAGAAAAGCAAACATCCGATCGATGAATTAACAATGAAACGATTAGTCGGTAACTGGATTTCGGCTCGCTATTCTATTGAGAAAAACATTGATTTATTAAATCGTGATGAAAAAGTAATGCGTGATACAAAACGCTTATTGGATAACGCTAGACAAAACGGTACAAGTGTAGAAGTTCGTCGCTTAAATGAGGCTTATCTAAAAGCAAAAGAGCAATACGATAACCGTAAGTCTGATATTTACAACACAGATTATAAAAACAAAGGTAATCGCTTTAAAGTTGGGGTCGCTGGAGGTTGGTCAATTCCGGAAGCTGAATTGATTATGAAGAATACTGAACAACGTATTAGTAAATCTAATTTAGAATCAATTGCTGAGATGGTTTACGATCTTAATCAATCAAGATTAGATATTGATCGTGCAAGCGGTCGATATACTGAATCAGAATATCAAGAATACAAATCAAATCGCCATTATGTTCCTTTAACTGGTGATCCTAATGCTGATGTAGATGTTGATATTATCTCAGGTGCCAGCTCAAATGCGCTTAATATAACTCGAGATAAAGCATTGAAAGGTCGTATAAACTCAGAGGCTGAAGATGCGATTGATGCTGTTTGGAAGTCAATCGGTAAATCCACCACCTATGCCGGCTTTGCTGAGTTTAAATCTAGAATTGATGACTTGTTCGAAACAGAAGTGACTTTATTGAAAGATAAAGGCTATTCTGATGCAGAGGCAAGAGAACAAGCAACTGCAAATTTAGGTATTAGCAAACGCAAAATGCAAGGCTTAACACGCTCAAGCGACAACGTGCTTATCCGTAAAGAAGGCAGTGATTATTATGAGTATGAATTGCCAACTCAAGTGATGGAATCATTGCGTAATGACAACGTTGAACACGCCAATGCTTTCTTGAAAGTCATTTCTAAACCGACAGGATGGTATGCTCGAGGTGTTACACAATGGACTGTCACTTTTGCGCCGATGAATATGTTGCGTGATACTTGGGAAAAATCAGAATTTATCCGAGTGCAAAAACTTTACGATAAAAATAATCGCCTAGTTGATAGCAAAACAATGGATAAAATCGGTCGTGATACCATTAAAAATGCACTGGCTGATAAGGAAGTATGGCAAGCAACTAAACGATTAGGGTTCGGACAAGAATTGCGTGATAGCGTGCCTGCAGAGCGGATGTTAAAACAACTTCTAAAAGAGGGGGGAGTATCAAACTATGGTGCTTACTTAGATAAGACAGAAACCGACTTAATAAAAAGACTGAAAAAAGAAAACAACCCATTGTCAAATAAATTAGAGAAAGTAGGCAATATTTTAGAAGGGTATAATAAAACCTTTGATACAGTTTCTGCGCTTGCCGCTTATAAGGCCTTAGTTGAGAATGGTGTAGATAGCAAGCAAGCGGCCGCAACAACGCTAGAATTAACCAACTTCCGCAAGACTGGTTCAAAAATGCGCGGTATCAAAGCATTGTATATGTTCTCGCAACCCGCTGTAATGGGCGCGGCCAATTTAATGCGTTATCTATCCACACGTAAAGGTCAGTATCGTTTTGCCGCCTACCTTGCAGGGATGACTGCGCTTTACACCGTTTTACGCTCTATGGACGATGAAGATGAAGGGGGGAATAAAATGGATCAACTTGGCGATATTACACGTTTTATCCCGTTTCCACTTGGTGATGGTTATTATTTCAAATTCCCCGTTGGGTTTGGTATGCCGCAAATGGCATGGAATTTTGCTACGAATATCGTAAAAGGAGCGGTTGGTGATATTTCATTGACTGAGGCGGGGACGAATATGCTAGCACACTCCTTGAAAACTTTTGCACCTATTAGTCCAAGTGAAATTTCTGCAGCAAAATACCCAATGGAAAAAGCTGCATTAACAATAACACCGACATTACTTCAACCATTAATGCAAAATGTTGTAAATCGATCTGCTTTTGGTAATAAGATCACAACTAACTATGTGCGTGATGATAAATTAAAAGCAGAACAATCTAAGGCGACAACTGCTCAATTTTGGAAAGATGTGGCGATTAATCTAAACGATACAATGGGTATTGATATGCACCCTGAGCAAATTAAAAACTTGTTTGATGGTTATAGCTCAATACTTGGTAGTCTTAAAGAGTTGAATACTGTATTTGTGGAAAATCCTAATCGTGAAGAGCTTGGAAGAAAAGCACGTACGCCATTCTTAAATCAATTCATTGGCACAACAAACGAATTTGCTATTCAAAGCCGTTACTATGAGGCAAGCGAAGAGGCTGGAAGTGTTTATAAAGAATACAAATCTCGCAAAGAACGCAATGAGTTAGGTGATTGGTTAGATGCCAACAAGATGAAACTAATTAAATTCCATGAGCAAGAAGAGAGTATTGTTAAGAAAGCAAGAAGTGAAAAAGCTAATCTAACTCGTGCATTACGCTCAGGCAAAATTAGCGCAATTGCTTATGAGAATGGCATTAAGCGTTACAATAAAGATATGAGCAGAGTACAAGCAAAAATGTTACGTAAATACCGTATAATGGAGGGATTGAACACAAATTAATCTATTGACAATAAAAAATTTTGCAGTAGAATTTCCCACAATAGCCGAATTGTAGAAATACAGTTCGGTTTTTTATTGGAGTTTTCATGCAGAAACTAAAATTGCAAAATGAAGCAGATAAAAAATCTCTGATTATTTATCTGAATACTCGAATTATTGAGTATAAACAAGATTTATGCGGTGAAGGTTTAACGCCGCAACAATACAATGTTCTTAGAGGAAGAATCAAAGAACTGCAAGATCTTGTTGGTGAACTCGACCCAACATTACAGGCCCGCTAATTTCAGCGGGCTTTTTTATTAACGCATTATCACAAGCCGCTTTATGCTGCTTAAAGAGGTAATACATGGAAAATCAAGACACCGTAGAATTTAATGCTGATGCCGCTTTTGACGAAGCCGCTAATCAACTTGAATCAGGTGGACTAACTGCCGACAACGAGCCGCCTGTTGCAAATGACAACAATCAGCCTGCGCCCGATCAGCGTGGAGAAAATCCTCCTCAAGAAAGCAACCCGCAAACGCCGGAAGCAAAAGAGGAAGAGCCTGAATGGTTAGCAAATGCCACTGACGAAGTGAAAGAGCATTTCCGCTCAATGAAAGCAGACAAAGAACGCTACGAACACATGGCTAAATCTCATCGTGGTCGTGCTGGTGCGTTCGCAAAGAAATATCAACAAGCACAAGCCGCTCTAGAACAGCTCAAACAAAACCAACCTTCCTTTGATGGAGAATTGGAAAGTTTGCGTGCTGATTATCCTGAAGTTGCAGAGTTATTGTCCCGCATTATTGCCGGACAAAATAAACGCCTTGAAGATGTTTCTGCCCCAATCGCTCAAATGGTGGAAGCCAACGTTCAAGATTTTGCGCAACAACAACTTGATACCTCTATTTCTTTAGTCACTCAAGCCGTTCCTGATGCAGATAATATCTTGCGCGACCCTATGTTCCATCGTTGGGTAGATACGCAACCAAATGGCGTTAAAGCAATGTTTAGCTCTGACGATCCGCAAGATGCGATTTATTTACTCAACGAGTACAAACGTGCAACATCCTCCATCACTGAGCAACGTAATAAACGCTCTCAACAATTATCCGCCATGTCTCTCCCAACGGGGCGCAGTGCGCCAAAAGGCGGTGATGAAATTGATGAAGATGCGTTATTCGATCAATTAGCTGCTCAATTTGCTAAGCAGCGATAGTTAGTTCATTTGAGGAAAATTATTATGGCTACAACTAAATCTACGGATATTTCCCAACGCACACAAGTGTATGCAGAAGCTAAAATGTTAGCTCATGCTGAACCGGTATTGATTTTGACTAAACTTGGTCAAACCAAACCAATCCCACAAAACAAATCCCAAGTGATTAAATTCCGCCGTCCAAAACCGTTTGCACCAGCTTTAACTCCATTAACTGAAGGTGTTCGCCCTGAATCCCAAAAAATGGTGTATGAAGATGTGGAATGCCGTTTACAACAATTTGGTGCGTGGACTGAAATCACCGATGTGATTCAAGATACTCACGAAGATCCTGTATTGTCCGACATGACCATGCTTTCTGGTGAGCAAGCAGCAGAAACCACTGAGCTTGCAACGTGGGGGGCAATCAGCGGTGGTACTAACGTGATTTTTGCTAATGGTTCAGCAACTTCACAAGTCAATACAGCTTTGAAATTAGAACACGTACGTGCGGCAGTGCGTAAATTACAACGCAACCGTGCGAAGAAAAAAACTAATATTTTGGATGGTTCAATCAAATACGGTACTAAACCGATTGAAGCAGCCTATATTGCTGTTTGCCACACAGACTTGGAAGCGGATATTCGCAATTTGCCAGGCTTTACCTCAGTTGCTGAATATGGCTCTCGTCAGCCAATCGTTCCACAAGAGTTCGGTACGGTAGAAAATGTGCGTTTTATTACCACGCCATTGCTTACCCCAACAGCAAATGCAGGTGCATCTGCTACTGGTAAAGTGTTATCTACAGGTGGTTCAAATGCGGACGTGTACAAAATTGCGATCTTTGGTCAAGAAGCCTATGCAGTTTGCCCGTTGAAAGGCAAAGATGCAGCACAAATTTTGGTACGCAATCCTGGTAAAGCTGAAAAAGGCGATGAACTTGGCCAAACTGGTTCCGTTGGTTGGAAAACTTGGTGGGCTGGTAAAATCTTAAATGATGCGTGGTTAGTTCGTTTGGAAGTTGCCGCAACCGCACTTTAATTTGAAACTCAAGCCCTCCTCGTGAGGGCTTTCTTTTTTTATGAGGAAACCTATGTCATATCCATTTATTGATCTGAAAAAAGCCACAAAAGAAGAATTGGTTGCGCATTTACGCGAACAATGTGGCGTGGAAAAAGATGGCAAGAAAGAAGAGCTTGTTCAAGCTATTCTTGATTTTGAAAGCTCCAGTGGTTTGGTGCGCCCCGATATGCCAACAGGAAACAAGTCAAAAGAAATGCCTCCAGCTGATTTGCCTAAACGTGTGCGCATTATCATTGCACCAAGTGAAACTGACAACAGTGATGTGTATGTTGGTCTTAATGATTTGGATATATTAATTAAACGCGGAGAAGAAGTTTCCGTACCCGAATCTGTTTATGTTTTACTTTCTAAAGCTGGCGAACATCGCTTTGAACAAAACAAAGACGGTACTTATAGCGAATACTTTGCTCCTCGCTATTCAATTACTGTATTAGGTGATGCCTAATGAATTACTTGCAGCTTGCTCAACGGTTACGTCGTGAAATGAACGATACAGGCGAAGGCCCGCATAATGTTACCAATCAAACTGGTCGTAACCTTGAGTATGTTGATGCTATTCGTGAAGCATGGTTAGATATTCAATCTTTACGCCCGTGGAACAAGCGATTTTGGGAAAATGGTTTTGATAGTGATAATCTTCAAGAATTAGAAGCGTCCTCTGATACACCATTTATTCCTAAGCAATTCCACGTGGCGATTGTGTATTACGCTATGCAAAGTAAAGCCCTGTCACAAAATGCGCAAGAGCTAGTTATCCGCGGGCAAAATGAATGGGATAAATATCTTCATTTGCTTTGCGAACGATTCTTACCCACTCCATCATTAGGCAAATAATGTCACAACTTCCACGAATTCAATCACAATTTATCGCCATCAGCGGTGGCATGGATTTAACTACGCCACCGATTGCAAAGGCGAACAGTGAAGCGATTATCGCGTTAAATGTGCAACCTAATTATGGTGGGGGTTTTTCACGCATTGAAGGTTATGAATGCATTGACGGAGAAATGATTCCTTCTGAGATGGATTATGCAGTATTAGTGGTTAATGAAATTCCTCAAGATAAATCCTTTCTTAATAAAACCTTCAACCATCAAGGAAAACGTTATCAAATTATTGATGTGTTAGCGCAAGAACTTGTTGTTGCAGCATTACGCCCATTAAATTTAGCCAATGGCAATGTTTTTAGCGTAGAGGGAACATCTTTCACTGCTCACTACGTGCATAGCTCTACAGAAGGAGAGTTAGAAGATGATTTACGCTACCGTGCGACCGCTTTTCAATTGGGCGTAGACCATGTGCTTACCGTACCAGGAGAAAACCCAATTCGTGGCGTACTAGAACTCAATAACGAAGTCATCGCCTTTCGAGATAACGGAGAAAAGTGCGGTGGATTTATCAGCTCAAGTCAAGGATGGTCAGCCATACCGAATACCTATCTAGTTAAACTAAAAAACGTGGTAAAACCTGAGAATTTACTGAATGGTGCTGAGTTTATATCCGCTAGCAGTCGTGGGATTATCCATTCAGTCACGCTTGCCCCAGATAATTTATCTGGTTACGTGGTTCTCTCTCAATCGGTTATTGAAAATCAACCTTTACAAATAAAAGGGGAGACTGTTGCAACCATTGAGCACTGCGAGTTAGTCAAATTATCAAAAGGATTGTCTTGGCACTTTATTTATCACAATTTTTATGGTGGTGCAGATACATTTTATGCTTACGGCTGTAATGGAGAACAAATAATTGAAGTGCGGCCAAATGGGGTAATTGTTCCAATTTTGGTTAATAGTAATAATCCGCAATATATCTGTGCACACCGAAATCACTTATTTGCCTCTTTCCCAGGTGGGCAATTAGGACATTCTTTAGTGGGGCGTCCTAACCAATGGTCAGTTTTACTCGGTTCTGAACAATTGGGGTTAGGTGATGAAATCACTGCACTTTCTTCCACAGTTGGCGGGGTATTAATTATTGGTTGCCGCAATAAAATAGCGGGGCTTTATGGTTCAGGGCGTGATGATTGGGTTTTAAAAGAAGTTTCTTCTATCGGCATTGTACCTGAAACATTACAAACAACATTCGTTCCTTTAGCTATTAGTAAAAATGGTATTACACGCATCGATCAAACCGAGCAATTTGGCGATTTTCGATTAAGTGAAGTAGATGCCAATCGTAAACTAGGTTTCGACAAGCAACATTACAACATTGCTTATACTTCCACAAAACCGAAATCAAATCAGATTCGGTTCTATTCCAAAGAAGGTCGTCATATTTGTATGATGTTACAAGCTGATGGCTCAACACGGAGTACATTTTTTACTTATCCTGAGATTTTACGTGGGGTATGGCAATCACCTGAACAAGTTTACTTGGCTTTTGATGACGGTAAGGTATATCGCCAATCTGATAAATGTTATTCCTTTTCGGGAAAGCCAATTGATTGGATTATTAAAATGGCATTTAACCATTGTGGGTCGCCAACATTGATTAAAAGTTGGCATAGCTCAGAATTACAAGCGACTACAGAGGGAAAATCTAAATTAAGTTATCGTTTCGATCTTGATTACAATTCTAACTACCATGCATCAACATTGAGTAAGGATTTGCAAATCGCTGGCGGTGGCGGGCGTTGGAATGATTCCTTTTGGAATGATTTCCTGTGGTCAGCGGAAGATTATTCTACACCAACATTCTATTTATCTGGCTATAGTCGCAATATTGCACTGTCATTTTCTGGTTCATCTATTTACTCCCCACAATTTGAAATCAGTGGGTTTATTCTCAACTACATAACTCGGAGAAATTATCGTGTCTGATGAAAAAAGAACGTGGTATCAACGCACCCATCAATTTACCCCTTACACAAAGGCAGATGGCACGGCAGTTTCTGATGAATTTGATGCCATCCAAGCGAGCTTTGAGCGTATTCCAGCAATGCGTGATGATGGAAAAGGCTTTGCAACCAGTCCATTAATTCCCGAACCTAGCGACCCAGATCATCCTGTTCCATTCAAAATGCTAACGGAAACAGAAGCAAGTGTGAATAATGCACGTGATGATGTCATCAAAAAAGCACAACAAGTTGCATCAGCCGCGCAAGAGGTTGCAAAAAACACCCAAATCACTGCAACCAATACACAAACGGCTCAGCAAGCTGCGACTTCTGCATTATCAAGCAGTCAATCTGCGGATGAATCAGAAAATATGGCGCGTAAATGGGCATCTAATCCTGAAAATGAAGTTGTTTTAGATGAAAAATATTCTGCTTACCATTATGCACAAAAAGCAGCACAATTAGCCGTAAATTTAGCAAGTGCGGAATCATCTGCAACACAAAGTGCGACTATTGCTACACAAAAAGCAGAGGAAGCGACGCAAGCAGCCAAAAAAGCGGAAAGTCTTGCCGTTGGAGAGGTTGATTATGCCAAGGTACTTAATGTACCACGCTCAAACATTAATACCGAAGGAGTGGTTCGCTTAACCAATGATACTGGCCTTGAAAGTGAATCTCTTGCACTCACTGCAAAAGCGGGTAAAAAACTCGCGCAACTGATTGCGACGGTGCAGCTTGCGTTAAATAACTATATCCCTCTTAACAAACGATCATCCGCAGTCAATAGCAACGACGAAAATAATGTAGCAACATCAAAAGCGGTTAAGACGGCTTATGATAAAGGTGTGGAAGCCGAAGAGCTTGCTAATACAAAATGGACAGCAAAATCAGCGACAGAAACAGAGCCAGGTATTTTGCCAATATCGCACAAAACAGATGGAGCAGATAAAAACAAATTTGCCTCCGAATATGCGGTAGGAGAGGCTGCTAAAAAAGGCTTACCTTTAGGTGCAGTGGTATCATTTCCTCGTGCGGTAACAAATCCCAACGGATTTTTACGCGCAAACGGCTCAACGTTTAATGCGTCAGCGTTTCCGGATTTGTACAAAGTGCTTGGCAACTCCAACACGTTGCCTGATTTAACCCGCTCAGACGTGGGGATGACGGCTTATTTTGCCGTGGATAATATCCCTGCAGGCTGGATTGCCTTTGATGAGATTGCCACACAAGTGACCGAACAACGTTACCCCGAGTTATATCGCCACTTAATCGACAAATATGGCTCAATTAATAGTGTGCCTAAAGTAGCAGATAGATTTTTGCGTAATGCGGGCAATGGGCTCTCTGTAGGGCAAATACAAGAAGATGACTTAAAACGACATGTGCATAGAGTACCGATAGACTACGATTCTTGGTTCGACGACTCAAGTCAAGGAAGAAATAATTCGTATTTTGATTATACAACATTTGCTCAGTCTTCAGATTTGTGGAGCACCCTTGGTTATGACAATGCAGATGGCGATAATGGCTTTGTGTCCCCAAAAGACACCTCTCAAATGGCAACAGGTGGCGATGAAACTCGCCCTAAATCTCTCGTGCTAAAACTTTGCATCAAAGCCCTTAATAGTTTTGATGATGTGGTCTTTTGGATTAAATCCCACGGTGAAGTAACCAATGCTGGCACGCTTGATGCAGGGCGATTAGCGCAAGATATCCAGCAACTTAGTGCAAAAACTCAACAAATAGAACGCCAATCAAATCAAAACGAAAAACTCTCTCTAGAACTTAAAAATCAATTATCTCAGATAAAAAATAAAGAACCCACGTCGCGCAAGATTTGGCAAGGCAATGTAACCAATGGTAGTGGTGTGCTTACACTCTCAGAGAGTATCATAAATAAAAATTTAGTTTTTTATTTACAACCATCAAGGGGGCATACTTTGAGCAACAATGATGTAAATACCGTGTCTTGTTACATTGATAGCACTCTGCCAGATGTTCGTCGTACTCGGTTTGCATTTACAGCATACTGGGATGGTGGTTTACGCAATTTTAAAATTGAGATCGTTAGCGAAAAACAAATTAAGTTAATTGATGCTAGTAGTTTTTATCTCAAAATGATTACAGCGAGTGACTAGATGATTAAAGTATATTTTTTAAAATCAGATCTTAATCAATATCAGATTTTCCCGGTGCCATCAAACACTGGAGAATTTGTCGAAATTGAGATTGAAAGCGAAAACGTCCTTAATACAAAGCAGCTTGTTTTAAAAGGCGGTCAATATGTCCTTGTTGACAAGGATACTGGCGTCAATCAGGAGGTTGTTAAAAAATTAATGGATGATGTTGATGACCGAGCAGCCGCAATCTACAGTACTTGGACACGTTTTGAGAGTGAGTATCGAGAACGACAAGCCGCCGCAGAAGCGTATAAATCTGCAAATTATGAAGGCGAGTGCAGTCGTTATATCTCAGATTTCGCGCAACGCGCAAGACTGGATAATAAGACCGCCACAAACCTGATTTTGACGCAGGCGGCAGGCTTGAAAAAACTACAAATGGAGCTTGCCAACCAACGTATGCGCAAGTATGAGCTCAAGCACGAAGAATTGAGTGAAGAAGAATTACAGCAAATTCATAATGACATTATCAGAAAAATGAAAGCATTAGCGGAGGCGCAACAATGACGGAAGGTAAGGTTTATTTAGCGTTGTATAAAGGCAAGAAAACAGGCTGGACACCTAAAGCGATCTTGGCTCGATTATCAGATTGGTTAACTCGTAAGCTTACTAAAGGTTTATATAGCCATTGTGAAATTGTCGTAAATAAAGGTTTTAAGGTCTGCTATTCGTCATCAATACGAGATGGTGGAGTACGTAGTAAGATCATGTACTTAGAACATGAGAAGTGGGATTTAATTGAACTGCAAAACATAACGGAAGAGCGGATTAAGGCTTATTTCGAGCAAACTAAAAACATGAGGTATGACTGGTGGGGTGCGCTAGGAATTGTTTTGGGTCTTAAACAGAAGCGAAGTAAGTTTTTCTGTAGCGAATGGTGTTTTAATGCAATTAAAAATAGCAATGAAGGCTGGCGGTTTAGTCTGAATCAGCTTGCTGTTGCTTTTACCACCGTAAGTAATAATTAAATAAATTTTCAACAAGAGGCTGCGAAATAAGCGGTCTTTTTTTTTTAGGAGAATATATGTCAATTCTAGGTTCTATGACGGATGCGGTGAATAAAACTAAAACACCGCAAGCCCCAACAATTTCCACTCAATCTCCGACAAAAGATACATCACAGACAATGGCAGGGAATGTTTCTAATTTATTAAATAGCAATTCGCTTTTAATGAATAGCGCTGCTGCTAAAGGTGAGCGTCTTGCCGCAAATCGCGGCTTGCAAAATTCAACCATTGGAGTGGAATCTGCTCAACGTGCAATGCTTGATGCGGCAATGCCAATTGCAAGCCAAGATACGCAAAATGCGTTTGCGGAAAAACAAACTCGCTTACAAGCTGATTTAAATTTCCAAAATCAAAGTAAGCTCAATCAGCAACAAAATCAATTCACCGCATCGCAGGCTGAATTAGAACGCGGTCATCAGCGTGGAATGGCGCAATTACAATCTGACCTAGCTTATAACAATCAAAGCAGATTGAATCAGACGCAGAATCAGTTTACCGCATCTCAAACTGCACTTGAACGGCAACAACAAAAAGATATGGCGAATTTGAATCATCAAAATGAGATGAAGAACTTAAATGCACAAGTTGCGGCGAACACTATTGGTAAATCCATTGATTTCACCATGCAAATCACCAGTAACTTCGATGCGCAAATAGCCACGATCTTGAATAACTCGAATATGAAAGCTGAGGATAAAACAAAGGCTATTGAGCAGCTAAAAGCAAGTCGAGATTCAGAGATTCAATTTATGAGTAAGTTTATGCAGGGAATTCCGACCACGCGACAAAACTGGTCGTCATTTCCTAGCTTAGGTGTTCCGTCAATTCAAATTAGTTAAGAGGAGAAAGGTTATGGTGTTTTGGGATGGTGCATGGGATGCAATTAGTGGAGCTGGTAAATGGCTGGGGGAAACAGCTGGAAGTGCAATGGATTGGATGGACAACCATAAAGCAGCAAGTAATATTATCGGTAATGTTATTGCTGGTGCCGGTGGTTACTTTGCGCAAAAACAAGCTGGTAAAGATTTGATCAATCAGCAACGTGAGTTATTAAATCTGCAAGATCAGATGAAATCAAAATATTCAGCCGTACCAGATGCGGATTGGTCGTATAAAAGTTTGACAGTGGATGATTCTCCTGGATTGGCAAATGGCGGTATTTTGACTGAAATGAAGAAACGTTCTGAAACTAAAGGGGCTAACAATGGCAGAGTTGCATGATAGTTTTGGTGAGTCAATGGAAAAAGCTGGCTATGAGCGAGCTAGTGATTCTGATTCATCATTTTCCGGTGGAGGTGGTTGGCGAGAAGATAACAGTAGTGATAGTTATCGCAGTACGTCAGATAGATGGAATGACCATAAATCTAGATATGGAAAAGACAAAGTCTATACTGATGCATTTAATGAGCGAAGAAATAACTCTAGTTGGAGTGGTGGTCATAGCGCAATTAGCCGAACAATTAGTGAAAAATATCATTCGCTTTCTAATGGGCAAATGAGCACCGTCGTTCCTGAAAAAGATCAGAAAACACTCACTGGCGGTTTATTTGGAAAAAGTTACTCCAATGCGCCTTATTCTGAACGCACTCCTTCTATATTTGATAGAAACATACGTGGTTCAATGACATTAAATAACGGCGATGCATGGTCAAGCGATCCCCAATATTCATCCGTTCGAGACCAGGCGACCATTAATAGTCACGACCGTCTTAAACGAGGCGAAGAATTGAACTTAATTGGTCGTGCTGTAGGAGGCGTTTTTAGTGGGGTGGGTGGGGTAGCAACAACTCCAGTTGGCAAAATTGCTGAAGGTGCGGCAAATCTTGGGCTTTCCCACGTTGGGGATTTATCTCGACAATTCAAAAGCAACCAAGAGCAAGCGTATTATGATAGCCTCACTCCAGAGGGGAAAGCGTATTACGATACAAGAGTAGATTTCATCGATAAATCTTATAAGAATATTCAGGAAAAATATGAAACGAACGATAAATGGATCGATAGAGGTATTAGTGCTGCACAAGTCGGTTTATCTGCTTTAGGGCCTCCTGGTGCGATGCTGGCGTCTGGGATTGGTTTATTAGGTAAAGCGATCAACAAAAAAGACACGATGACAAAATCATTACGTGATTTAACAGAGACGCTTAACTCTAACGCATTAAATAACCATATCGCACAACAAAATGAATTAGCTAAAAAAGAACGTCAAGCCTATAAAGAATTTATGGCTGGGCGTGATTTACGTAGTGACAATACACAACCAAAAGGCATACTGAACACTATGCATAATCGTATGCAAAATATAGAGCCTGATAAACAGGTCAAAACGAATGACATTCCTAACCTAAGAAATTACTGGGCAAATATCATCGTATCATAGGAGAAATTCATGGGCATTTTAGATTCAATGACACAACAATCACAATCACAACCACAGACAACAGAACAAAGTGCGGTCGAAAATCCACAAGGTTCACAACAACAGGGAAGTATGGCGCAGATGTATCAAATGTTGATGCAAAATTCCATTAATGCCATCGCAAATGTTGCGCAACAGCGTATTCAAGAAAAAGGGCCAGAAGAAGGTATTGCAGATTTAGTCGCAAAAGCGATGATTTCAAATCTTCAGGCCGCGCAACAAAATGGCAAAACTATTCCGCCACAAGTGATGATGCAAGTTGCTAAAGATTTAGCTATGCAATTATTACAGCAAGTTGGTGTGCCAGAAGAGCAAATTGATGATGTATTGATTGATATTTTAATGAATGCGCTTGAGCAATTTGGCGAAGCAACGCACGGTGCGTTACCTCAGGAAGAAGAACAGCAATACGTTGATATGATCAACAAGGTATCTGAAATGGAAAGCCAACGCCGTGCGCAAGTGCAAAATGGTAAATCACAACCAATGCAACAAGGGGCATAATTTATGGGATGGAGTGGAATTTTAGGTGCGATGACACAAGGATTGGGAACTGGTATTGTCAAAAATGTTGAGCAAGGGTGGAAAGATGAAGAAACGCAAAAGTTGTTAGATTGGAAAACGGCAGAAGCCGACAAACAACGTGCTTTTGATAGTGAATTGCTTGATAAAAAATACAAGCACGAGTTTGAGCTTGAAGATCATAGAACCCGTAATGAGATTTCAGCGGCGGCTGCAAAAGCTCGAATTTCAGCGCGTTATTCTCATAGCGGAGAATCAGAAGCACAAAAAAATCTTCTCGGCGCAACTCAAACTCTTGGTATTTATGATAGCCAAATACATGCCTTGCAAGAAAAATTGTCTGCAACAGAAGATAAAGAGCAACAAAATGTGATTGCAGCAAGAATCAATGCTGTTTCTGCTGAACGCGATAATTATCTTAAACGCCCTGATACAATCGCTGCATTTAAGGGGGCTGGCCAGATGGGGCAAGCGCTTTATATGACCGGTGGTGGTGATATGGATTTGTACAATCCGAAACCAGTGGAGCGCGAAACGGTAGCTGAGGATGTTAAATCTTCTGTCGCTCCTCCTGTGCGCAATATGATTGATGTAAACAATCTCACTCCACAACAGGCGGCAGATATTGCAAGACAAAAAAGTGAAGACGCCGCTCATTTGCAGTTTGCCAAAGCATCAGCCGATGCTAAAGATTGGGCGCAAAAACGCACGCAGTATCAATCATCAACTTTTATTCCACGCACATTCTAAAAGTACGGTAGTTTTCATAAAATAAAAGGCAATGAGGCAATTCCTGTCCTTGGCCTGATAGAGTTTAAGATAAACGGCGGGTAATTCTGCCGTTATTTATTCTTATAACTTAACCTATCGTAAGTAGAGTTTCATTTGTATGCAATTGGAATAGAGTGACATTGTAACTAAACTTTGACGTAACTTTGACTTAAAATATAAAAAAGAGGGGAAAAACATACAAATAGAAAAAAATAAAATAATGTGCAAGTCTTTGATTTAATTATTAATTAATGTATTTTTTACTGATAAATTATGGGATTCAAAATCCGCCGTTGAATAAACGTGTCGGTTCGAGTCCGACCCTAGGCACCACATACAAACCCTTGATCGTGGTCAGGGGTTTTTCTTTTATGCATTTCAACCAGTAAAATCAATACGTTACGTTCATATCCGCTATAAATTCATCATCAATCCCAATCTCAAATATTGCCATTTTTTAAGTATTTTTATATATTTTTGTGTGTTGATTACGCCAAAATTACGCCAATGCAACATGAAATGGGGTGCGGAATAGGAAAAGAAAATGGAATTGCAGTCGCAAGGATTGCAACCTGACACATTATTTTCTGATGTTATTAAGCGGTATTTGAACGAAATTACGCCAACAAAGCGTGGAGAAAAGCACGAATTTAATCGGCTGAATCGCTTTTTGCGCCATCCTGTTACGGATAAATATATATCTGATGTTAGTCGGAGAGATATTGAGGATTGGATTGCGGAGCGATTGGAATCAGTAAAAAGTGAAAGTGTGCGCCGCGAATTATCTACGATAGGTCATATATTCAAAATTGCCCTTGAGCGATGGGGGTATATATAAAAAAGCCCTATGGTCGGCATACAATTACCCGAAAAAGGGAAACCTCGAACTCAGCGAGTAACGGAAGAAAATATTAATGCTATTGTGGCTATCAGTGGATATGTTGATACGCTCAAAACTGCAAAAGCGAGAACGGCTGCAGCTATGTTGTTTGCCGTTGAAACTCAATGAGAGCAGGGGAGATTTGTAGTCTGAGTTGGGATAGTGTGAATTTTGAGAAACGTACTGCATTTTTGCCTATGACAAAAAACGGTACATCAAGAACCGTGCCACTGACCAAAAATGCAATCGCTATTTTAGAACGGTTAAAAAGTGAGATAGGGGATGAGGGATTATGTTTTGATATTAAGTCTAATGTGCTTGATGCAACATTCCGAAAACTCAAAAAACTTGCCGAGCGAGAATATTTGCATTTCCACGATACGCGGCGTGAGGCATTAACTAGGCTATCTAAAAAAGTAGATGTGATGACATTAGCCAAAATATCTGGGCATAAAGATATTTCGATTTTACAAAATGTCTATTATGCCCCTGATATGGCGGAGGTGGCGGAATTACTTGATTAGCTAATACGTTTAGCATTGATCCGCCCCCAACGAACAACTTCGCCTGCGATATAGCGTGGGCGAGAATTTTGTTGATCGACTGTAACGGGTTTGAGAAAATTAGGCAGTTTTGAAATAATCTTGGCAACGGTTTGATAGTGTCGCCCAAAATATATTGCGATATCCTCAAGCGTAATTAAATTTTGGCTTTTTTCAGTCAAATATTCTTGCCGCATTCACAATTTCCTCTTCGGCTTTCTGCGAAAGTTTAATTGGTTCCATATTTCCTCCAATAAAAAACCGCCCATAAGAGCGGTGGTTTGTTAATATTGTTGTGTCTGTTCGGCATGACAGATTTTGCCGTCAAAGCCTTGATTTAAGGTTTAGGGCGTGCACCATATACACTACAAATGCACACACGAGCGTAATGATTAATTTGTTCATTTTCTGTTCCTTTTGTCGGATTTTAGGTGTGAGAATCCGCCGCAGGCTAAAAAAAGTGCGGTCGGATTTTGTGATGTTTTATTGGGCGATGAGGTTTTTCGCTCTTTCCCAGTTCATTTGATTAGACGCTTTAAATGGTGCAATTAATTTCTGAGTTCTTTGCCCATATCGAGGGTGATGTGATATTCCTTGCGTGGGCGTCCATTGGTGCGTTCGGTAATGACGAGGTAGTCTTCATCTTGGATGAAGCCATATTCGTTGATGCGGTTTTTGATCCAATCAGTGTATTGCTGTTTGCTTTCTACGAATGCGTGAAGTTCACGGGCGTTGCAAAGTCGAACAGGTTGATTTTGGATTAAGCCATTAAAAACAGGAATTAAGTTTAAGTGTGTCATTGTGATGTACTCTAAGTTAAGTTTTAAAACTCATCACGAACCACTGCGAATAGTTGGTGATGAACTGAATAGGATTCGCAGTACCGTACTTAGAGCAAAACGGCGGATCTTTCGATCCTCCTAAACAGTTCATCATTGGGCTTTTTCATAAATTTATGAAAAAGGTAGAATTGCTGTTTTGTGGCAATAAAAAAAGACGCATTGAGCGTCTGTCTTTCCACCGCTCCAAGTTATTCAGAAACTGCGACATTCCCGACTTTCCGTTGAAAGTGAGGGTATCTTAATCCGAAGTGGGGGCGGTGTCAAATAAAAAGCCCCGATTTTTTTCGGGGCGGGGTTTATGATTGATTTTTTGCTTTTTGGTAAGCTAAACGTGAAGCAAGCATAGCTTGACGTTTAAGTTCTTTTGCACTGGGTTTAGCTTCTGCCATTGCTTACTCCTTATAGTTTGGGGTTTTGATAATAAAACAATCAGAGTTTTCGCCTAGTTGCCCGATTGGTTGAAAGTCTATCATAAGTGGATGGCGATTGTCGCACATTTTTTGATACATTCGGCTCAATGAGGGGCGTTCAGCAATGAAAAAATAACATTCAGGCTGGTAAATTGAATAGTGCTTATAGAGCAATGTTTCAAGTTGTTCTTTTAAATGCTGAATATCGGTTTTCTTTAGCTGATGATTGATTGGTGGAGCGTATAGATCGATACTTGGTTCGGTGCTTTCGTAGTATTCTTTTACGCCAAATTTGACACTGTATGTTTTACGATTTTTTAATAGCGGCACTAAGCGTTCATCTAAAGAAAAGAGGCTTTCAATCACATCATTATCCGATGAGAAATCAATAATATAATCAACATTTGCTACACGAAATTCAGCAAATTGATGAGGAATTGAATGATATTCAGATTCAATAAATAATTCTGTCATATTCCACGCTTTGGGTATAAAAAAACCTCTAAAAGAGGCTGTTGAAAGTAGTACTACCCTAATTCGAAGCAGGAGCGGTGTCAAATGTTTAAAAAAAAGACCGCCCTTTCGAGCGGTCAGTGGAGTAGTGCAATCAGTCTATGCTGATTTTGTCTAGAATAGGGTGCCTTTCTTTATGCTTGTAAGGCTCAAGCCCTTATTGTTACCACAACACATAAGGAATATAATTTTCTCCAACCACAACACGAACAAGGAGAAATTATGGCTAATTTAATTCTTACCTATGATTTAAGAAATCAACGTGATTACAAATCATTAATTGAGGCAATTAAATCCTACGGAACTTATGCGAAGCTATTTGAATCGGTCTGGTATATTCGTTCAAGAACACATACGGCCGAGCAATGTCGGGATTATTTACTTCAATTTATAGATAATGATGATCGTCTTGGCGTATTTGATTGCTCAAATAATGACTTTGCAACTATGAGAGCGTTAAATAAAGTTAGCAACCTATGGTCTAACTAACACGTAAACTTCACCAGTTTTATTATCAATTAGCTCTTCTTTTGTTTGGGCGTCACTAAATCGATTTATATAAGAAATTGCTTGGCATGCTCGCTCCTCTAAGCCAGGATGATAAGCACCGTTTTCAATCGCTTTCAAAATACAAGCGCGAATATGTTCTTTTTGAATTTCAGTTATGGTGTTGCTGGTAACACTGCCAGCCTCTGAATAGCGTTTTTCTTCCATTTTTAACCTCGTTTGTTTTATGTTTGCCATTTCAAAACACACTTCATCTATCATTCGCAACGGTTTCACATGCCGTTGTGTCTCTGTACTAGCAAATGTGTTTTGAAATATCCACATTGGGATATTCGCCTGCTTGAGCTCCACTTTCGGCAACTGCACCGTTTTTCACTGGCTTTGCATGGGCAGACTTTAAAACTCACTCTTAACTAAGTAGGTTAGGGCTTTCAATCTAACGACCGCTTAGCACCGTTGGGCTTCCGTCTGCGCTTCCGCCGAGTGAGTTTCTTTAACCAAATTGTTTAAAATTTGTGATGAAAGTCACTGACTTACATAAACTTTTTAGCTATTCTTGTAATCAACCTTGATACTTTCGATAGCGGATTTTCAGGAATGTAAACTGAAAGGTGAATCTCGCCGTCAACAGTACCTTGGGACATTGCTTTTAGCTTTTCTTCCGCTTCTTCGAATGAATGGGCGTAAACATCTGTCGCCCACCTTTTGCCGTCGAAGTGATAAGAAATTGCATAGCGTTTCATTTCTTCTTGCATAAGGAACTACCTCTATGTATTTTCAGATATTTCAGGGTGTAAACAATCAGTGGTATTGGCGACTAAAAGCCGCCAATCATGAAACCATTGCAGTTAGCGAGGGTTATACAACCAAACAAAACTGCCTACATTGCATTGGTCTAGTTATGGATACTGATAGAAAGACACCTATTTATGAATCTTAATAACTAAGCCCTGTTCGCAGGGCTTTTTTCATCACAAATTTTTAAATAGCATTGAGATTGTGTATCTCGTTTTGATGGGGCTATTATCACATTTTGAAATAACATAATCAATACAAATTGTTATTTGTCTATCTAAAAAAATTTCATTATGTGATTATATTGTTGATTTCTAAAGAAATAAATTTTTGAAAATGGCGTTTAATTGCTTGTTTTTTAATCAATAGATGAGCAAGAATAGAAAAGTGCGGTTGATTTTTGAGGTGCTTTTGTGAGTGTAAGCAAGTTTTAGTTGTAATTAAGCAAGTATGATGAGGGTGGATTTTTAGAGGGTTGCAGTAAATTGAGATGGAGATAAGCAAGATTTGGCGAATTTAAGCAAGGGTAGATTTGAGTAATAAAAAACCGCCAGAAGAGGCAGTTTATTGTGGTTGATATGTCTTAGACATAAATGTCGGAGACATCGAAGCAAGTAGCGTCAGTGCATAGTTTTAGTTAGTTTTTCTTCTTGTATTATTCTTTTTGCAATATCTAAATTGAGCTTTTGTATGGCTTGAAAATTAATAATATAGTAAATAATGGCAATTATCGACATAACAAGTGTAAATGTTTTAACGTCTAAAATAATAGTAATATCAATAAAGTCAAAACCTATCGCAATCCGATAGCTTAAATCAAAAATAGTTTGCGCTATAAACAGAATGGTAGATAAAGCAAAATAGAACAAAAATGAACTTCTTACTTTAAATATATTATTTTCAATGATGGAATATATATTCTCATTCTTTATCCCACTTGGATTGAAGGTGCAAATAACCCCCATACCAATGGAAAACATAATTCCAGATATGGTATAAATCGTATTAACTAAGTTTCCCATCTTTTCATCATTATATTCAGGAAAAAATAATGATGATATGGAGATAGTTAATAGAATGCCGATTGTTAGCATTGCCATTTTATTTTTGTTCGTTTTCAAGGTCTTTTATAAATATTTCCATTTGTTGTAATAATGTTTGTTCGTTGAGCTTACCGGTTTCGGTAGTATCAACTTCAACCATCTTAGACTTTTCTAATTGACTACCGGTGACGGATGCCCCGCGTCTAGTCTTAAATGAAATATTATCTAAGTCAGACACTGGTTTCAAGACTGCACTAAATGCTTTTTTAACTTCTTCTGGTGATTTTTTTGTTGGATTTTTTAGTTGAATAAGTAGTTTTGCCGACACAATCTGACTTAAATCAACATCTTGCAAATCAGTTGCATCTTTGAACAAAGCTTTCACTTGATCAAAAGCCAAATCTTTAAGGCGAGAGAGTATCGTTGAGTTATCCGACTGCGTTTCGTCTATGTGGCTTTTATTTTTTATTTGCGGATCTTGAATAACAAATGATTTAATACTTGCCAAGTCATACTCTTCTTTGATTTCTATGACGGGAGATAAATCAATCAATTCTTTTAACAGCCAATTTAAATAAGTTTGCAGCCTTGTTATGGTTGTTCTGCTGTACAAATTTGTTACGAGGAAATTATTTGAAAGAGCAAAATAATAATGATCTTTATAAATGGCACTGGTATTCAATTTTGCATTAAGTAGGTCACTAATGGAGAAGTTGGCTTTATTAAATAAGGCTTCATCAATATGTTGAACATTATCCCCTGGCGCAATACGAAGCATTGTCGCAAAAATAAAATTTTCTTTTTCGATATTAAAATGTGAAATTAAATCTTCTTCTTTCTTTGGATCATCTTCACTTAAACGCATTCTTCGCTCATTGCTTGATTTTGAATTAGCCAAAACTTCTTTTAGCAAGTCTGAGACTGTAACTGTGCCACTAAATTTATCTTGAGAAATACTAAAAGCGCGCAATTTAACTTGTTTATTCATTTCTTACCTCTAATATCATTGAAAATATATTTACTTACAACCAGTTAAGCCCACATTACACGCCGCACTATAACGTTTCTACACGCTCTCTTGCCACACCAATAATGCGGATCTCTTGGTTGAGTGAGCTTAATGTTGGGAACATTGGATTAAGCGGAACAAGCTCAAAGTGCGGTATGCCTTCTGGTGTTTTCGTGCCAAGCTCTCTGTATTGTTTAAATGTTGCCTCGTTGTCGCCATTAATTGCTGCCACGAATTTTCCTGGCGTTGGCACAATATCAGGATCGATTAAAACCAGATCGCCCTCGTTGAATCGGGGGAGCATAGATTTCCCTTCAATTCGTAGATAAAAGGAATTTTCAGAGGCGATGGCAGTGCTTGGGATCATCTCGTAACCGTCAAATCCTTCGAGCGATCTAATATCAGTCCATAGTCCTGCTTGGATTGGGCTTAATAATGGATAACGACAAATTGACTCTTTGATCTCGCTTATGTTTGAATCGAAGGCTAAAACCTCAGGCAGGATATTAAGTGCTTTACTTATGATAGATATATCTTCGAGGTCAGGCGTTCTATTGCCTTTTTCATAATTAGCAATTCTCGGTTGTCCCCAACGCGCATTCTCACTTTTGGTATCAATATTATTGCATCTCTCAGCTAATTCTTTTTGACTGATTTTTAACTGTTCTCGATACGCTTTTATTCTTTCGCCAAGTGTAGCCATTTAATTTCTCCTTCTTTTAGTTCAAATAATAACACGTTACGTTATATTTAGATAATTTCAATTTGTGATTGATAGAAATTGCATTATGTGATTAAATAGATTATAGAAAATCACAAAAGGAAATTTATCAATGAATAACCTTTCACAGATTCGAGGACAGCTTGGGATTACTCAGCGACAACTAGCCAACCATATCGGATGGAGCCAACCACGAATTGCTAATTATGAGACTGGATTACGTTCTCCATCGTTAAGTGTTGCTCAGAAGATTGTTCAAACTCTGAACTCACTTGGAGCAAAAGTTTGTATCGAGGATGTATTTCCGCCTCAAAGCTAATTTACCAACAGGAATACGCAATGGCACGCAATAAATTAACGCGATCTGCAAGAGTGCTTTCGGATCAGGTTATCGACAAATATTACAAGCAAAAGCAATACGAGGTGGCAGAAGGTATGGAAACCACGCCTAGCACACTGAGTCGTTTTATTAGTAATGAAGAGTTTACTCAGACATTTAACTTTATCGCCGCTTGTCAATTCGGTGTTTTTGATACGGATACGCACATTGCGGTTGAGAAAAGTGAATTTGAAATGTTACTCCTTGCGTCACAAGGCTTTGATAAGCGGTTACGTGAGAAGTATTTGGGTGAATAAAAAAGCCACGAGGAGATTTCGTGGCTAATTCATTAAGGAATATACAGATGAATCAATTATTAACGATGACGAAAGAAAACGCAAGTATTTTGACAATGAGCAATCGGGAAATTGCGGAGATTACACATAAAGAACACAAAAATGTATTACGTGTTATTCGTGATTTGATTGAACAAAATTTAGTCGCTCAAATTGAGCCACTAAAATTTGAGTATAGAAATCAATGGTTTGATTACTATGAGTTAAACAAGCGAGATACGTTTGTTGTCGATCGCTGGCAAGCGTTGGAAAATCGACAAAAACCAACCGCACTTATTCCGCAATCTTTTTCTGAGGCGTTGATGTTAGCCGCTCAGTTGCAAGCAGAAAAAGAGCGCAATGCACCTAAAGTCGCTTTTGTTGATCACTATGTGGAAGTGGGGACGAGTAAATCATTTCGTGAGACGGCGAAGATTTTGAAAATACCTGAGCGTGCATTGGTCAATCGCTTGGTGGAAGATAAATATTTGTATCGTCAATCGGGCGTGCTTTTGCCTTATCAATCGGCTCACACCAAAGATCTTTTTACGGTTAAAACAGGCACCGCTGAACACGGTCACAATTACACTCAGACGCGTATAACAAGCAAAGGCATTGAATTGAGCGTGCTAAGGGCGTAAGATTCCTAAAAGGTGCATTTACTGGGGCGAAGATTAAGTTCATGTTTTTAGGGTAGGGAAGTGCGGTCTATTTTGACCGCATTTTTCTTACATCCATTCTTGATTTGTGTGTATTTGTGTATTATAATTCATTTTGATTAAGACAAAGGAGGATGCATGCACTCAGGTGACTTAATCAAGGAACTTAAAGCAAATGGTTGTTATTTTGTTAGGCATGGAAAAGGTGATCATCAAATTTGGTTCTCGCCGAAAACTGGAAAACGATTTCCAGTTCCGCACCCAAAACAAGATTTAGCAATCGGAACTTTAAAATCCATTAAAAAATCGGCAGGGCTTTAAGCTCTGCCGAGCTTAGTAGGAGGAGTATTAAATGATTTTTACCGTAGGTGTTGAGACCCCAGAAAATGAAAACCAAGCATACGGAATGATTGTCCCTGCACTTTGCCAATTAGATTATGGTTGTTTTAGCGGTGCTGATGATGTCGATGATTTATTACCAATGGTAACAGAAGCCATTACAATGATGCTTGAAGCGATGGTTGAAGATGGTTTTGATCTTACCACGCTAAAGGATAAAGGCGTAACACACTATAAAGCCGATCCTGAATATGCTGATTTTGATACTTGGCTTTTAGTTGATGTCGATATTTCAGAATACTTAGGTAAGAAACAGCGTATTAATGTATCTTTACCTGAATATTTATTAACGCGCATTGATCGCCGTGTTGCAGCAATGGGTAACTACTATAAAGATCGTAGCCATTTCTTAGCAAATGCGGCGCACCGCGAATTGCATGCGCATTCAGATAAAGAAATGTAA